TGTTCAGATATAAACTCTTTATAGTATTTCAACAATTCGCCATCTGGAGTTCCTAAGAAACATGCTATAACACATACAGGCTGATGAGTTTGTTTTAAGATAGAGTCTAATTGCTTTTCTAATAAATCTACCGGCTTGTTAAAGTAGTTTAAGAATAAAGTATAATCCTGCATGTTTTATTTATCTAAATAATACCTCTAAAGTAGTTATATGCAGGGGCAATAACTAATTGAGAAGGAATTATCCAAAGCCAGCCTAAAAGATTGTTTTCAAGGTCTGACTTTCCTAACATCATGATAGATGTGACACCTATAAATAGGATAGCGAAAGTTGTTAAAAGTTTAAGAATTTTCATATTTTTTATTTTAATTAGTTAATATTAGAACCGAGTACAGGATTCGAACCTGTTTGGCCGGTGTTAGTTAATATATTTAAAAGTCGACTTATATTAACCTATCCTCTCCCTAGACCGTCCCATATATCTATGGGGTGTGTATGCCATTCCACCTACTCGATTTAAAAATCCCAAATGCTCTTTTTCTTCTTTCTTTTTGGAAATTTGTAAGAAAACCAAAGAGCTATTTTGAGAATTATTCGTTTCATTTTATTATCTATTAGCCCTTTTAGACCAAGTTCTATATGCTAAAAAACATACAATAGCAGTTGCTGCAAATACATAACCTACTATTTCAATTGACATAAATTTCATAGTTCGTTTTTAATTTAATAATTCTTTTATTCTTGCTTCTGCATCTTCAAGTGTATTATATCTTTCTATATCATCAAATAAGTAACCTTCAGTACAATATATTTCGAAATTGTAGAATGTAGCTTTACATGGAGCTAATAAACTTATTTCGCCTTTGTCAGTACTATATAGCGTTGATTCAAAAGGAAGAAGACCGAAACTTTCACCTCTTTGTACTATTTCTTTTTTCATATTAGTTATATAAATTTATCTTAAAAAGTTTACTTATTTTTGATAAAAAGATGGATTAGGTAGACCTGAATAATAGTCCCATTTCTCATCTTCTATTTTCTTCCATTGATGTTCTGGTCTGTACCAAAGAGTTCTTCCTGTCCCATCTTTTTCTCTAACCATATCTTTATTACCATAACACTGCATGAACATTGTTGGTTGATTTACAGTCTGATTCCAGTCTTTGATTTTACCACCTCCACTAACATAAGCCAATTCAGGCATATATTTACAAAGTTCTAAAACCTTTGGATATTTTCTTATTGCCTCTCTTGCTTCCATAAAAGGACTCAATTCTGGAATTCTATAGATTATTTCTGCTCTTAGGTAATTTCCAATACCATTAAAGTATTTTTGATTTAAGAGAACTTCAGCTATTGTCTTATCAAACGCTTTCTTATGTAGATTCTCTCTAATATTTCTTACAAACCCTTCAAAGTCTAATGTTGGATCTGGACTTCGGTCTTCTGACCATCCTTTTCCTGGCCACCATTTACCAAATCTTCTAATATCAACAAATGATAGCGATACGCCATCTGAAGACTCAAAGATAAGGTGTGAATGTTTATATTCCTTTCCACTTAGAGTTGCTCTAAAATAACCTGACATACCCATTGTCATCTTTACTGGATAGTCATTCATATATAGTATTAATTCTTTGCCGCGGCTTTCTGCCCTAATCTTAAAATTAGGACTAGCCTGCTCTAAAGGTTTCCATTTATGCTCTGGGTTGTGTCTAATATTACGAAAGACTCGACCTTCTGCTTCTTGATTTATATAATCTGCGGTTAATTTGAGTTCTGCTAATTCTGGCATATTTATATTTTAAAATGGTAAATCGTCTGTTTTGGTGGGATCTGGTCTTTTAAGTTCTACTTTTGATGTGCTCCTCCATGCACAGATATCTCCTTGCCATACTGACTGTATCTTTTCTTCGTTATTAGTTCGATTTATCTTACCTATTATTTTATTGGCGTAAAGTCCTGGATATTTGATGTCATCATATGCTCTTACTTCGGTTTCGAATTCTACATAAACTATATTGTCTGACTTCCAAGTTTGGGACATTTCTCCTCTAAATTTTTTGCCTGGAAAATATATGGTTTTATTAAAGGTTGGCATTTATTTTTATATTTTATATACCGAACTAGTGAAATTGTTTCAATTATTTTAAATAATCTAGATCTGAATCGTCGTTAGATTCTTTGAATGATGATGGTAAAGTGTAGTCTTTAGTGTATTTATTTTGAGTCAACGCTAAGTATATAAAACCTCCTGGTAAAAAAGTAGCTGCTGTTAGACCTGCTGTTTTTAACACATCTCCCATTTGTTTTTTAATCATCTTCTTATCTTCAGCAGAAAGCTTTTCTCCTTTTTTAATAGAATCTTTGACTTTATCGAATGCTTCTTTAGTTTCTTTACCTTCTTCTTTTAAAGCCTTTCCGAATTCTTTAGCCTTTTTAACTAATTTATCTTTACTTGCTTTTAGTTTATCTCTAAAACCTTCTTCCATAAATTCCTCAAATAATTTTATACTTTTCATAGGTCTACTATAATTTGATTTCCATCATCTTCTACATTCTTCGCTTTTAAGTGCTTTTTAATATATGCCATATAGATGTTGTTTCGTCTTCTATCGTTATCTCCCTTGTTTTTAGAACCTGTAAAAGAGAGCGACTTTATATTTTTATTCTTTTTAAGAACTTTCTTTGTCAAATCTACTATTGTAGCCATTACTCTAAACAATTCACCCTTATTAGTTACAACAACATTATTTAGGTCTCCATTTTCAATTGTACCAAAACTAATATCTACTACTGTCCACATTTCCTTTTTTGTCATATCTTCGTCAAAGTCAAATGTGACTTCATAAGGGGTACCTAAATCAGTTTCAAATTCATGATATTCGCGGAAGTCATTCTTTAGTTGTAGTTTATGCTTATATGGTTTTGCACTAGCATCACCAATCTCATTAATCAGCTCTTCAAATAGTTTTACGTGTTTCATATCTTATATATTCACCATTAATACCTTTGGATTAAAATTCATCTGAAATGCTATATCCATTCTGGTGTTGCCACTAAATATAGTCATTCTACCATGTTCATCTTTAAATACTATAGGATAGTCCATTGGTTTTCCATTACCAAATCTTGTGTACATGTCCTTTAAAGTATCTTCATTTCTATATTTAGGATATGACGCATAATTTGAAATTAGGCTATGTAGAGAATCAAAGTCCTTTGTTCCAGATCTATTACCTATTTTTCTATCCATTTTACTGTCAACTTCAATAATTTCAGCATTGGTGACAGCATCTACAAATTCTTCTTCTGTTGCAAAGTTTCTTCTTCCCTTTTTTTCATGCTCTACTCTAAACTCTTGAGCAAGCATCTTTCTATCAGGCATAGTCCATGCATTGTACTTTGCTTCATTTAAGAACTGCTCAAAAAGTTTAATCTTCTTCATAGTCAAAAAGCGCTTTATATATTTTTAATTGAGTTTCTCTATCAATTTTATCATCGAATAAATATGCTGTAAGTGGATTGAGAAAAGTAATTTCTTTGATAGGTAATTCGCTACCTTCTACTAAAAACTCGTCCTCTTCCCATGTTGTCAGCTTTGCTACAAACTCAGGATTCATGAACGCTTTTTTAGCTATTTTTGAATAATCAACATGTATGACTACTGGCATTCTTCCCTTTGCAATGTGTGCAAGTTGATACTCTTTCATGAATTTCTTTGCATCTAATGGGCTAGTTGAAAGAGATATAAAACCCTTATCGCCTCTAGATTGATAAGTTTCTCCTTTTATGTCATGTATTTGCAACAGCTTACCTTTTTCATCTACAAATTTCTTTATCCAGTTTTGCTGTTTGATTTTTGTTTTGGTTTTAATAGAGTCGCTGAGTCCAGGTTTGTATGCCGGGTCAGTTTCCTTTAACTTCTTTAGATAACCGTTTATCATGTTTGTTTTCCATGCCTTATTATTATTTACTATCCTTATAAATTGTTCCATTGGCATTGAAGCACCTCTATATGCCGTGTCAAAATCAAAATAGGCTTGAGGGTCTAACATTTGTGGGTATTTTTTCTTTAACCCAATAAGAGTCTTGATATGTCTTTGCCATATCTTTATGCCGTTTTCAAAGTAGTCCATGAAGTCTTGCAATATGTCTTCCTCTTCTTCAGTATCTGGTTCAATTTTAGAACCTATACTTTTCAACCAATTAGTGTAGTCTTTCTTCTTGAATTTATCAGTTCCAGCAACGGTATCCGGATCAGCAAATAATTGTTTGCCATAATCGAACTCGAGTAAGAACTCCTCAAAAAGTTTAATCTTCTTCATAACTTATATATTTCTATTTAGGAGGGTTTAATATAAAAGATTCTAATTTTAATTCCTTAAACCACCTTTCATCATCAATCTTATTCGTTGTAATACCCATGCTTTTTGATTTCAATGCTTCTTCAAATTTTACAGGGTCTATATGTTGAAAATAAAGTGCTTTTGCTATCTGATGCCCTAATTTGTAATTATTACTTCTTGGAAAATGTATGCCTATTGAATATGGAGATTTCACCCATATTCTTTGAGCCGGTATGGAATTACCAAGAACCCATACTTCCATTTCTCTCCAACTAGATATTTCAGTAGTCCATGCTGGATTGAGATAGGTTCTATCTTCTACTTTTTTATAATCTACTCCTGTAATTGTGTTCCATCTGCCTGCTTTCATTTTTATAACTCCTTGACCAGAACCAAATGCCATGGCATGCCTAAGAGATGTTGTAAAAGATAAAAAACCCTGTTTATTTTGAGACTTAACTTCCTGTGAAACATTAAGAGGTATCCAATTAGGACCTGCACCGCTATAATCTCCATTTTTAATATCTTGAGTATTCATGAAGTCTTCTATTTTTGATAACCAATCTCTTGGGTTATCCATAATGAAGTTATAAACGTCTCCTCCTGGCATAATTCTTTTTTGATGTTTCTTGTCATTATTTGCCGCTTTTACAATTTCTTCCACCGGAATAGAAGAACCTCTATAAATAGTAGAACCATCAAAGTATGATTTATCGTATGTTGGATTTAAAATTTGAGGATATTTCTTTTTTAAAGACTTACCGTTTTTATTAAGAAATTTAGCTGCCTCTTTACCATATTGCTCAACATCGTCTTCAATATAACCTGCGATATTCATAAGGGCTTCTCTTTCTTCGGGAGTATCTTCTTCTTCTCCGCCATTTTTAGCTAACCATCTACTATATTTTTTACCGGAGCCTGTAGCATTTGTAACGGTTTGTGGGTCTGCAAATAACCTTTTACCATACTGAAACTCTTCAAAAAGCTTAATTCTTTTCATATCTAACGTTTTATTTAGGAGGGGTTAATATATAAGATTTTTCCTTTGCGCTAAGATATCCTTTTGCATATAATTTACCATCTTTTGTTAAAGCTTTTTTAAGTGCTTCATCAAATTTACCTGCATTTATATGTTGAAAATAAAGTGCCTTTGCTATTGGATATGCTGATTTCCAATAAGCATGTTGTGGGCCCCATATACCTGTTTGATAAGGACTTCTAACCCATATTCTTTTTGCATCAAACGAGCTTCCAAGAAGCCATATTTCATTTTCATCATACTCTCCGATGTTTTTCATCCATTCAGGATTCATGTATGTTATTTCCCTAACTTTATTAAAATCGACTTCTGAAATTATAGGCCATCTCTTTTTAGCAGGATCTCCGAATGCTTTTTTAGGACTAGAAAAAGACCTAGCATCTCTTAATTCTGTAGCGAAGCTTAAAAAACCACTACTGTTTTGAGAAGTTTGAACTCCTGCATCATTAATTCCAATCCAGAAACTACCTCCCCAATTGTAATTACCTGCGGCAACGCCTCCTGAACTTCCTTGTGTATTTCTAAAATCATCTATTTTAGAATACCAATTAATAGGGTTCTCCATAATAAATTTATAAAGGTCTCCTCCTGGCATTATGCGTTTCTGATAGTCTTTGTCATTCCAAATTGCCTTAACGATATAATCATGATTTCCAGTAGCACCTCTATAAATAGTATCTAATTTTCTTTGATATTCAGGGTCTAATATCTCTCCAAATTTCTTCTTTAGATTTTTTCCATGTCGTCTGATGAATTTTACAGCCAGTTTTGCGGAATACTTGTCACCATGTTCTACATAATCACAGATTTGTGTCAGCGCTTCGCGTTCTTCTGGAGTATCAGTTTCTGATTCACCATATTTGGCTGATATCCATTTCTTATATTTACCTTCATCATACTCCGGAGTATCAGGATCTGCAAACAACTTATCTCCATACTTAAATTCATTCAAGAACTCTTCAAAGAGTTTAATTCTTTTCATTAATTATATATCTTCTATTATAGATTCTATTTCTTTTTTCTCTTTCTGTAGTCTGTTTCTCTCCCAAACCATTAAAGTATGAAAAACACATATTGAATATATGCCAGATATTTCAGCCCATAAAAGGCTGAATGGTATTACAGATATTGAAATCATAAATGGAATGATGAGAAATCTGTACCTATTAGATTTCCAAACAGCAAAGATACATGATGCAAAAAATAAGACTGCTAAAATATCATGTAGATGTTTATAATACTGTACTGGAACTGCAGTTACTAAAAACAATAAAACTCCTGAAATTTTCCAATTTGGTAAAAGATAAAAGAAATAGGCTGTAACCACATTCATTATAATAAACAAGGGAACTGCTTCTGTTTCAAAAAAACCGCTAAGTGATGTTACTTCTGGAAACCAATTAATCATTATCAAGGGACACGCAATACCTAATACCATTGCTAGTACTCGGTAAATTAGGTCTTTGTTCATAATTCTATTAGTTCAAAAGGTATATTAAATCTTTTTAGTATAGCAACACTAAGTTCTACACCGCTTAAATCGTGGAAATCATACGTAACTTCGTTACAGATGATTCTATATTTGTTTTTCATTTTTCTTCTAATTTCTTAGTTGCCTTTTCTTTCTTCTTCAAAGTCTGTATTTTTGACTTAACAGCTAATTCTTGCTTTTTAATAGCCTGTTTTTGTATTTCTGCTTTATGCTTTTGTGTTTGCAACTTTGCAAGAGCTCCTCTCATTTTATCTTCTGGAGTTGCTTTATCTCCTTTAATTTCTTCTTGAGACTTTACAACGTCTTTAACAGCAGTCTTTGCCTTCTTTACAGATTTCTTGATTTTCTTATCTACATCTTTCATTTTTGCAGCAGTATTCTTCTTAGGCTTATTAGCCTTTTTCTTCTCTTCTACGAATTCTTCAAAAAGTTTAAGATGTTTTTTCATACTTTATATATCAATCAAGTGTTTTGTACATTTTACCATCTACAAGTTTCATTGTACATCTCCAGCATGTAATTTTAGATACATTTTCTGGAACTTGCTGTGGTTCTTTGCAGTATTTACAATCTAGTGATTTTTTAATTTTACTGGCTACTTTTGATTTTGATTTCATATTTAATTATTAAAATGTAACTTACCATTATTTGAAATTACCAATCCTTTATAAGTCTCCTTTACAGGTCTTCCCATTAAATCATAGTAATTTTCTTCATTTATTATATCACGTTTAATATGTATTGTTTCAAATATTTCAATAGTTCCGTCGTAGTCTATTTCTTTTAATCTATAATATGAATATCCATTAATAATATCTAAATCTTTATGAGAATAATCTATTCTAGAAGATGAAAAACCAGCAGATTGAATAGTACTGATTTTATTCCAATTATATCCATTAATGCTTTTTTCTAATTCAAAATGAGAAGAGTTATTTTCACTTGCAGTTGACCATTTTATATCAGTATACGTAGGATGTGGTTGTGCTGAAAATTCTAATAATTCTACAGCTAATGGTGTATTAGTACTAGAGAATAAATAAATATCATCTATCCACCATTCTTCACCTGCCCTATCAACCAATGATAAAATATCTACAGCAACTTGAGTATTTCCAGCTGGTAATAATATTTCTAATACTGAATAGCCGTCACCTGTTGATGTTCTATTACCACCTGAAGCTGGAGTAAATATGTCAACAGTTCCATCTGCAGTAACACTTGCGACTGCAGAGTTATAGTCCCAATATGCATTATTAAAACCAGTAACTCTCAACTCAGAAGAATAATTAGAACCGCCATCTGTAGATATTTGTACTTCTATATAGTCTCCAGCATCTACACCAGAAGTACTTCCGGTTGAAGTAAATCTATATGCTCCTAAATTAATCTGTATCTTATGTTCTTTAAAAGGATCTAGACCTGTTACGTTTGGTAAAGAGTACCAATCATATTCATCAGCTCCGCCTCCAGTTCCATAAATAACGGCTGATATCGGTGCTGATTTTGATGCATTTGTGAAAAATCCAGTGGTTGGTTCTGAAAAGTACCAGTTTCCAGCCCAATCAAAATCTTCCATACAGTCAAATTTGACAGTGTCTGTAAATGTTTGACTAATACTTGAAAAAGAAATAAGTAGGAATAGTAAAAAGGTCTTCATAGTCTGTGTTTATTTTTTGCGGAAGATGAAGGATTCGAACCTTCGGTACTCGTGAAAGTACGCTTGATTTCAAGTCAAGTCCATTCGACCGCTCTGGCAATCTTCCTATTATTTGGCGGAACGGATGGGACTCGAACCCACGACCCTCTGCGTGACAGGCAGATATTCTAACCAGCTGAACTACCGCTCCGTGTATTTTATATATCTTTGTAGCCCGTAAGGTAATCGAAACCTTGTCTCCGCGATGAAAACGCGATGTCCTAACCACTAGACGAACGGGCCATTGAGTTATTTACTCATCTTGATTATCTTCGTCTTCGTATACAATTTCTATTTCGTCTTCTCTTTTCATAACACATTCTGCACAACATTGACCTTGTCCATGACTTGCTGTAACTGGTGAGAAAAAACTCATGGCTGCTGCCATAATAAAAGTTAATATTTTAAATAATTTATTCATTTTTCTTTATTCTTATTTATACCAAAACTAGATTTATACCATACTCTTTCATGTATGTAATATAAAATCATCTTTGTAAATAACTCTGCACTTCCAATACTAAAGCCTATTAATGGATCTCCACTTATTACCCAAGCTATTAACATAGTATCCAAGGTACCTATAATTCTCCAAGTAATGGTTTTTAATAGGTGTCTTTTTCTATTGATATTCATTTTAGTTTTTCTTCTATAAACCAAGGGGCTGTTATATGCCCTTTCTTATTTGTTTCTGCATCTTTTCTCCAAGGGGAGTTTGGAAATACGGTTCCATCTACTGATACAATCTTATACTTGTTTTGGCCATGTACCTCAACAACTTCACAATATTTCTTTTCTCCTAGAAATCTTGCTAATACTCTGTCTCCAACTTTAAGTTTAGTACCTTGTCTCATTTCTAATTATATTTAAGTATTCGTGCGCAACTGCAAAAACAGTGTCCATTGTAAAAAGCGGCTGATTTACTTCTGAATAAGACTTATTTGCCTTTTCTTTATTTACTTTATACCATTCTTTATAGCCATTTGAATCTAGGCTAGTGGCATTCATAAACGCTTGGTCTAATCTTAGTCTTCTAAGGAATAAATAATGGTCCCATCTTCCTGTTTCTATATACTTTTCCACTGCATCTTTAGCGACCATTAATCCGCACTGTTCTTTAGTCTTGAATTCTTTTACTGCCCTTAGCTTTTCTCCTCTTCTAACAAGAGTTTCTAAATTATAAACCCAAGAAGGTTTATAAAAGTCATCTAAGAATTTTTTAATATCTATGTCGGTAGGATGGCCGCATTCTCCCATCTTTACATTCTCTCTAGATTTGACAATTTGTTTGCCCTTAGGTAAACTGAAACTTGACTTCTTCTTATTAAACTTTTTCTTTTTCACGCTTTTTCTTTTTAGGTGGAAATCTTCCCCAATTACCATGACCATCGTAGTCTATAAAGTCATCTATTTTAATGACTTCTTCTTTCTCTTCCTTTTCAGTGAATGAGAAAAGAACATAACTTGAAAATATTAGAACACCTATAATAAAAATCAGCAGTTCCATTTATTCTTGAGTTTCTAGTTCTTTACTATTTTCTGAATCAGCCAACTCTTCTAAAATAGACTTCATGGCTTGAACTTTCCAACTTTGAATTTCAGGGTCTTTCTCAAACTCTTCTCTTTGTTTTTCATGAGATGTGTTTATCATCTTTACAAGAAAGTACAAATAAGTTACAAAGATAGTTAAACCTACTCCAAATATTATAGATTCTATCATTTTTTTGAGGTGTTAAAATAGTTAGCAAGTCCTAAAATTGATGGTACCCAAATACCAACGAACATTCCTTCATCTTTATATCCTAAGAACCAAAGTGATACTGAGAATAAAAAACTAACAAATGCTAGTGCTATTGGATAATGTTTTCTTATGTTTTTCATAATTTATATTTTTATACTTATTATATAAGAAACTTTAATTTTGTTTAAAATATCTTAGTCTAATAGTGCGTCAAAGATACCCATGTCAAGTACCTTCACCATTATCGAGAATCCTATTATGAATCCAAATGCAGAACAAGGCAGTAATAGTATCAAAAACATTGTCTGTGACAATCCAAAACACGTTGCCATAATCATAGCTGGTGCTAACATAATTGCAATAATTGCTGACATAAATACTGTAAATCCTAAAATCATTTTAATCGTTTTCATTTTATTTGTTTAATTTGTTATAATATAAATATAACAATAAAAAACGACATAAAAAAATCTGGAGTGATTTATTTTTGATTTTTAGATTTAAACCTTTTAGATTCGCTTGTTTTACTATGTTTTGTTTTTCTACCTTTTACTCTTTTTCTCCAAAGTTTAAATGAACTTTCTTTTAGGTTTGACCTCATCAGTTTTCTAACATCATTTTCTTTCAAGCCAAACTGAAGCTCAATAGCCTCAAAAGGAGTACGGTCTTCCCATGCCATTTCTATGATTCTATCTAGGTCCTCTTCTTTACTCATCTCTATTTTTGAGTGATTGAATTATCTTCTATGCTGTAATTGTATTTCTTGAAGTTTCCAGAAACAAGGTCTTCAAGTAACATGTTGTAGTCTTGAATTAACTTTTCGCTATTTCTAGTATATCTTGTTATTGTCTCTCTATTCTTCTTAAGATATTGTTCGCTATTTTCTTGATGAGAATTCATTGCCTCTTTCACCTTGTTAGCCCCTTCTTCTACATCAAAGCCTTCATAATAATATCCAACATCAGGACATAAGTGTGCGTTGTGAATTACAGGATACCCCATCCAAGCAGCATCTAAATAAAGATAGTTGAGGGCATTTAACATCTGCCAAGAAACTATACAATGTGCATAGTTGGTTAATATTTTCGGAGTTGGATGCCTAGATTCAGCAGAAAGCTTTCCTTCTTTTTTCAAAGAACTAGAAAGAAGTAGCTGCCTGGTTCTTTCATACTTTTTAACGATATCAGTGCTTAAGAAATATACACTATCAACCTCTTCTTCTTTATTTACTTTTTCTAAAATACATAATGGAATTAAAAAGTTCTTCATTACTGAGAGGTTTGGCTCCATAACTGCAAACTTATTTACTGGCATGTCTTTTGAATAAATACCACCCTTGTATTTTTGAAAGTATTTTTCAATAAGAATTGGGTCCCAAACAAAAGGAACTACTGTAACATTATCTGTATTTTTCATGTAGCCCATCCAGTGCTCATTTGTTTGAATGTGTTGAGGAATAGTCCAAACAGCATCTACTTGAGCATCTTTTTGAGTAGTTTGGTCATAGTGAGATGCCCTTCCAGGCGTTGTATTATGGACTGACATTTCCATATCTGTCATGAAATCATTTCCACATTGATAGGTTACAAGTTTAATATCTTTATTTTGTTTTCTCCATCTAGCTGCTAAAGATTCATCTACCTTATATCCTAAACATAGGACTACATCGTATGAATTATCGAAACTTTCTTTATATTCTACTGCTTTTACATTTGGCAAATCAGAGATAGCGTCTAAAACATCTATCATTGGTGCTTTGCTTTGATAAGTTATCAAATGAACATTATGTCCTGCCCTGTCTAGCATCATTGCCACATATAAAGCATTTTGATTTATTCCAGAACTAAAAATGCTGGTTTGATGAAAAGATATTGTGATTCCTATTTTCATAATTCTTATTTTATTAAAGGTCCCAAACCCCTTTCATGTGACATCTTACATAATATTCTATGCGTAGAAGTCCAGCATGTTTGGCTTCTTCTCCTTTTAATGTTATTGGTTTAATAAAAGCATTGTCTTCTGAAACTGTGCTGCTACTACTGTCTCCCCATTCCCATTCAGGCCAGCCTCTTTTATGTAAAAATTGTGCTGTTGAAATTGGAAGAACTTTTTGGTCTCTTTTATCTCTAAAAACAGTTTTAACAGATTGCCATACACCTTCAAGTCCTTCTATTTCAAAAGGTGATCCAATTGATTCTCTTTTATGGTCTCTTTTTAATTCAACACCTGATTCAATCTTAGCCTCTATCAAATCTTCTATTTGCATCAATGCTAAATTTTCTATAATACATTCATTGAAAATATATCTAAGTTCTAGATTGGTTTTGTTCAACTTCATGTCTTCTGCTCGTTGAATTTGCTTTAAAATATCGTCAACGCCTTCTCTTAAAAATATATCATCGCTGTCTAAATAACATATCCAATCTCCTGTTGCTATTTTGACTCCTTCTTTTCTTGGAGCTCCTCTATAGAATTTATCTCCAGAAAGAGAATAAACATACATTTTAGATTCTTCTGGTTTTTCAACCATTTTAAATTTAATATTTCTATAGTTCTTAAAATGAGTGTTATAGAGTCTTTCTGTAATTTCACAACCATCTGAAACTATTATCAATTCCCAATTAGGAGAAGTCTGTGCAATTACTGAATAAACAGCCCTAATAAACTTTTCTTCAGGTTTAGACCTAGCTCCCGGATAATCTCCAAGATATGATTGCATGATGATGCTTAATTTCATAAAGTATATATCCGAAGACTAGAGGTTATATGGATAGAATTTAGAATATCTAAAATTCTTACAAACCATTTTTGTGACTAATTCTTTATCATCAGAAGGATATCCAGGTTGAGTATGTGTATTAATGATAATGTTCATTGGCATATCTCTTAACTGCATTAAAGTCTTTTCATCTTTGATGGTTCTTACAAGCCTATCATCGAATAATATATTGACTTCATTTGGAAACCACTCAACGCTGTATTTATGAAAATCTTCGCTTGGACATTTCCATCCTAACCAGTGTCTTTTTGCGCCATATTGGTAATTATCTGGCTGAACTCCTAAATGTAAATTACTTTTGACATTCCAAAAATTACCCCAAAGAGCATCGATGTTCCAATTAAAGTAACTTCCCTTTTTATTAGAGTATCCCTCAAATACATCTATTTCAGGTGGCCAAGATTCATAAGACCACATCCAAAATGCTGGCCATAAAAGGGGTCCTTTAGGTAATTTAATATCAATATCAAATCTACCATATTCGAACTTTTCTTTACAATTAATAAGACCTACTCCTGTATTTACAGTTTTATCTTTGAATTTTCTAGGGTTATAATGAGTATATAGTTCTAATTCACCATCTTCGCTGATTTTAACAGCGTCTTTATCATAGTAGCATATTGGTTTTTCTGGGTGAATTATTCCCCATCTTTCTCCAATTTGCCATTCATAGCCTTCCCAAATAATTGTCTTTCTTCTTGCCATTTTTACTAATATTTTTTTATCATTTTTGTCATGTTGTAGGTATCAATCCACTCCTTTCCCCATTTAATAGCAGATTGTGGATTGGCAAACCCACTGCTACAAACTTCTGTTATCCAGGAGGCTTTTCCCTTTCTAAGTACACCAACAATCCATTCTTGTTCAGGAACGGTTCTTGCTAGCGGGCTAACTTGTAACCACCATCCTTTTTCATATAGTTCTTCCATACTATTTATATATCTATTTGATTGAAAAGTTTACAATGACATAAAGTATTATATGGTACTAATACTTTATGTCTATATGACTATAGTACTTAAGTATTATTTTTACGTTAAAGTCACTTAAAATATGGAACTATTGCGCACGTTTGACATAGATACATCAAACAAATAAATTATTTAAAATTATGAAAAGAAACGTTACAAAAACACTATTAACCTTAGCACTTTTAACAAGTGGAAATGCAATGAGTCAATATGACTTTATTCAAAAACCGGATGTTGTAGAATCTTCAAACATGTTAGAAAACTTCAGAGTTAGAATCTACCCAAATCCTTCTTTTATTTCAGAAGTAAAAATGGAATGGGAAGACTGGGCAGAAATAACAACGGTCGAGTTACTTAACACTGATACTGGACAAACTAAAATTGTAGAAATAGAAGAAGGCAGAAGAAAAGTAAGAATTGAAAACTTATTAGAAGGAAATTACATTGCCAAATTTTATCAGAAAGATACTTTATTCGGTACTAAAAAAGTTATAGTTATTAATTAAATGGAATCTAGATTAAAAGATTTAAAAGCAGGAGGAGCATTGTTTATATCAATACTCTTTCTGCTTCAACTGACAAGACTTATTATTATAAGCACAATTTAAAAAAACAAAAATAAATTAAAATAGATATAAAGATGAAAACAACAGTAAAAACCTTAGCGCTATCATTATTAGCAATTTTCTTAACTTCCATGTCATTTGCACAGGGCGTAGTGTGGGCAACAGTTAAAAATCCAAATCAAATAACAGAAAAAGAAGAATGGCAGATTTTAGATGCTCAATATAACCTTTCAATAGAACAGGCATTACCAGCATCTAGAAATGAAAGACTTCTAAATGTTTATGAAATTAAATGTGACTGTGACGTAAATGACCTTTATGTAAGTATGGTAGAAATGCAAGGAATCAAAGGAGTTGAATTTGGACCTAATTACAAATCATTAGAAGAACCTATAGATTATGGGGTATTTAATAATTACGGAGTAGCACCAACAGATCCTGGATATTGGTCTCACTGGCCTTTAAAATTAACAAACGCTGCGCAGGCTTGGAATTTCTCAAAAGGAGATTCTGCAACTGTTGCAATATCTGATCAAAATTACTTTGTAAATCACGAAGAAATTGTAGGAAAGGTAGTTCATTATGATAACACAAATACATCTAGTCAAGGTCATGGTACTGCAGTTGCTATTCTTGCTGCTGGAAATACCAATAACCCACTTAATGCCAATGGTTTAGGACTTGCCAGCCATGGTTACAATTCTAAACTTGCACTTTATAGAATGAACTACAATGAAGTTCTAGAAGCTTCATATTCAGGTTACAGAGTTATAAATATGAGTTGGACTAGCGGATGTACGTTCAATCAATATATTCAAGACGCAATGAATGAAATATATGATAATGGTACATTTTTAGTTGCAGCTGCCGGAAATGGTTCAACATGTGGAGGTTCTGAAGCTCTTGTTTACCCAGCAGCATTCGAAAATGTATTCGCAGTATCTAGTGTTGGTGCTGATGATAAACACTGGAATACTTATGGAAGTGGTGGAACTCACCAACATAATGCAAGTGTAGATTTAATGGCTCCTGGTTATGTAGTACCTTTATCTGCAGCACCTAACTGGTATCTATTCGGAAGCGGAACTTCTTATGCTGCTCCTATGGTTACAGGTACAGTTGGTCTTATGCTTTCTTTAGACCCTACAATAACTAATGAAGAAATTGATAGTATACTAAGATTCACTGCAAGAAATATAGACGATTTAAACCCTGATTATATAGGGCAAATGGGAGCTGGAAGATTAAATGCAGGATACGCAGTTTCTCAAGTTCAAAGAAACTTAGATATTGAAAATTCACAAGGTGGAATATCACCAATAGATGACGTCATTATCATATCTAAACCAGATGCTCAAATAGATTCAAACTCAGATGCAAGTGCAATAATCATATCTAATGGAGAAGGTACTCCGGCTAATGTTTTAAAGACTATTAAAGAAGAAAATCTTAAAATAATAAACATGATGGGTCAAGAGGTTAATCCTGATAAACTTTCTACTGGAATCTATATGATTATAAAAGAAAACATTGTAATTCAGAAGATAGTAGTTAATTGATATCTGAATAAATCTTAAAAAGAATGGACTGTTAAAATATTAGCAGTCCATTTCTTTTATCTTTATATTGATATTATGTGGAGCTGTTTCATCTCCTCCAAAATAAGGATATAATTTATATTTAATGTAATTGCCAGAACAGGGTCTAGGCGTGTATTTAGAAACTCTATCGACTGTCACAACATAGAAACCATCTATAATATCAATTTCTAAATTTACTGGTTTGTCAATTTCTATATTTTTTATTTTTTCGAAAATAAATTCACTACCCTCATGTTTGAACCAATGAAGTTCTAAATTTCCATTTAACCATCTCCAACCAAATCTAATAGAACATCTCATGTGGTGTTCACCACAATCACTAATTCCCCATAATTTATTTATATCGTACTGGTTTATTGGGTCTTTAGACTTGTATTTTGCAGTCTCATCAAAAATTACCTGAAGTTTAAAATTTGTTTTTTTCGTAGTTCTTGCTCTCCAAACTGACCTATGTCTATTTTTACGGATTTTATATTTTTTAAATCCATTCTTATCAATACCTAATAAACATCTCCAGAATCTTTTCATTCTTCTATTAATTCTATTTCTAAAACAAGTTTATTTGTACCTTTAATAAGTCTGTGATACTCTCCTTTATTAATTAATATTGATTTATTTACTTCTAATTTTTCGGGCAATTGATTGTCTAGTTGAAACTTCCAATCATTTTCTTCTGTTGCCTTTATAATTCTAGATTCTGGGTCAATATGCCATTTGAATAAATGGTCTTCTGCTTTGGGATCGAATTTCCTTATGATTTTATTTTTGCCAATAAAGTCTTCAGTAAAAGGTCTTGTAAAGTCAGTCATCTTTTCTTCGATGGAAGCCCATTCTTCTTTACCACATTTACATGTTTGGCATTTACAAGGTTTATCTACCATGGGTTATCTGATTTAAGACCTAATTGCTTTCCAAAAAGAGTTGGCCCATAACAAGCCCAAAATCCAGCCTTATCAGGATTCATCTTTTCCTTTTTATCACAACCATGTCTAGCCCAAAAATTAGCAGCCCTACCTGGATCGTCATTTTTTACAGTAGTACTAGGATCGCCCCATTGAACAATCTTTGCAACAATATTACCCTCTTTGTCAGTTCTACCACTATTTCTATAAACTCTAAATTTAGCCTTTCCTCCTCTTTCTGGACTATCTAATTTTACGTTTATTTGATTTCCACCTCTTGGTTTATAAACAGCTTTTTTACCTACTTCTAGGTTTTTTGCCATCCAACCGCTAGGTCCTTTAAGAATAATATTACCTTTATCCCAGTATTCTTTTACTTCTTCAAACAATTTAGTGTAAGCCTCGCTTCCTAATCTAAAGAAAGAATTAGTTAAATCTAACCCCTCTTCTACGTGTTGTTTAAGACCTTCTGATACATTGTTGTAGTCTTGGAATGATTTTACAAATTTCATATCTATTATATTATTAAAGTTACTTTAGTTTACTCTGGTTATATTCTTCGTATAGCATTATATGTAAAGACTCTTTTATGCCTGCTACTTCAGCAATTGATGAAGTGAAAACATTATAAGGTACTCTGTGTCCTCCTTTGTAAGAACTATATTTAAAAGTTCCCGTGCCGTGTGAAGCAAAGTATTTTTTAACGCCATCTCCTGGAATTACTCTATCTTTATCTCCTAAATAAACATTATTTTGATTTCCTTTTTTATTAGAATCATCAACTGCAGGTTCCATACTTCTACTATGAACTGCTGGGTTAAATAGACATGTTTTAATTTTAAGAGTACTTCCAATAATATAACTAAAATATCCGCCCATTGAAGAACCAATAATAAGATCTGGGTTCATTGACTTAATTTTACCTAAAAGGTCTTTGAAAGTCTTTTCATTTCTATAATCAATTTGGGGAGCATATACCTCATCAAAATTGGCATTTAACCATTTTATCTTAGGATTCGATGGCCTTGATGTTGACTCTAGACCATGTAAATATACAACTTTCATATTTATATTTTAGGTCTACCTACAAGTATCTTAGTATGCATCTGACCTCCTATTTTTCTGCTGTACCATCCATTTCCAGGAATAGTATTATCTTTAGGATGTTGTCCATGCCATTCGACATTTTTACCACCAATAGCAGCTTCTACTTCTGCTTCATCAGATACTGCAGGAACTCCATATTTAATTAGTAAAATTTCTGCTAGTTTACCAGAGACTTCACCATAATATCCTAGTTTTTTAAGGTCGCTGCCTTTATGATTTAAGTATTCTTTTCTGCTGTCTCTTTCACCATCATGACCGACTCCTGCAAATTTAACGCCATACTTGGTATCTTTACCCCAAATAATAAGGTCTAAGTCTGGAGAACCATGAAGGTCTATTCCTCTCCAAAAAGTCCAGTCTTTATCAGCAAATACGTCTTCTGGTTTATTGATTTTAACATGGCCTCCTATTTCAGCATATGCAACATTTATTAAATCGTAAAAATGGTCATCTAGGTCCTTATCTTTTTTAGGATCGATTTTAGTCCATTTACCCCTAGATGCTTCTTTTATAAATTGTTCAAATAATACTACTTTTTTCATAATCTTAGTCCATATTTCCTTTAGATACTCTTACATCTAATTTAGGATAGTTTTTATTTAAAAATGCTTCAACCTTATTGTAAATTCTTTCAGGTCCTACATTTCCTTGTGAATATGCTCTTAAGAATTTTTCATCATTAATATATAAGCCGCTTCCAAGAACAGAAGAACCTTTATCTCCTACTTCATCCATAACTTCAATACACATATCTATTATTTCTTTTCTATGTTCATCTGAAATTTTAAATTGTTTGAAAGCACTTGTTCCTTTTTTATGTGCTAACACATAATTCATAAAGTCTCTACCACTTGACTTTTCCATAATTAAAGTAGATTTGTCTAATGCTTCATAATTACCTTCTTCTAGTTTCTGAGCCATTTTTATACCTTCAATAATTTCTTCAATCATTTGATAAAGTCTATCACCCACTTCAACTATATCTTTATATTCTTTTTTGTTTTTGTCATTCCATATTCCTGCATCTAGCATTTTCTCAACTTTAGCACCTAAAATAAGATTTGTAGATATTCCTCCAAATTCTTCTTTCTTTTTACTATCTTTAAGATATTTTTCAATTTGAGCATCTGCTGTTTTTTCGAATTTTTTAAATAATTTTTCTAACTGCACAACTGATTTATCAAACTTTGCATTTCCAGTTTTAGGATTTTTATTATAGAAATATAAAAAAGAATGTACGTCGTATTGAGAAAACTGCGGAGTAGCAGTATCTTTCAAATTACTTTTTAAAGTATTTAATTGAGATAACAGAGTATCGTATCTAAATGTGTTTCTATCATATTTACCAGCATATTTAGCAAGTATTTCCTTAATAAAGTTGTCAAGAGCGTCTTCTAATGCTTCTTCAGGAGTTTCATTTCGATCTATTCTTAACCAATCTGGTGTATCTCCGTCATTATAGAATCTATAATATCCGGTAAATATCTTGTCTTTTTCCATCTTATCCTGTGTTGAAAGAATATCTTTTCTATATAACCAGGCCATTAAATCGTCTACGTTATCTAATCTTCCTTGCCATGCTCTCCCGGCATTTGACCTTTCTTCTATAAATTTTTCAAATAATACTACTTTGCTCATAATCTTAATATTTTGTTTCTCCGTGTTTACCTATCTTTGTTTTACTGCCATCTGACATTACTCTATAACCGGGTCTTCCAGTTTCAGCATATACCATAGACTTTACTAGATTTTCTTTAGACTTTTCAGATCCTTCACCCTTATATAACCAGGCATCTACTGCATCTTGGTCTTCATATTTATATACGACAAATATTTCACCATCTGGAGAATAGGTAAATTTAGTATCTTGGTCGATAGTTTCTCCGCCAGATTTCTTAGCTAATTTAAGTATCTCTGACCTTTTATTTTTTGCATCGAATTCAGTCTCCGCGTTTTTAATTTTTTCTACGAATTCCGGAATTCTTTTGTTAATGTTCTCATTAACAAATTGTTCAAATAATACTACTTTTTTCATAACTTATATATTATAGTTTTTTATCGTGACCACCATCTCTTACCTCTTTAGCCATATCTTTGTCAGCTTTGCCCCAAGTTCCATCACCCTTTGTTAAGAATGAATTTACTCTAGCATAACCCCATTGAGTTGAATTAGTTCCAGGTCTGTGACCACTTTTCCAAGCTGCCATTCCTCTTCTCATAATAACTCTTAAAATTCCAATTGGAACTCCAGTTTCATCAGCCTTTTTCTTAAGACCAGTTTCTATACCTTCACCGTCTATTTTGCTTTTATCGTTAGTTTGGTCTTTCTCTTCATTAACTGATTCATTTAAGTCTGAGTATGTAATATCAAATTCTCCAGGTTCCTTAAGGTCCATTGCAATAGAATAAATTTTTCTATTTTTATTAATTACTCTAAAACTTTCTTGCGAAGGATAATTATCGCCTTTAGAAATTGACGTAACTGTAAAATCTTTTAGAGTTTTATCTAAATGGTCACGGATATCTTCTAAATTCTCAAGTCCTTTAGATTTTAATGCCATTCTTCTATCTGCATTAAAATATGGCTTTACTGGTTTTATTTTCTTATACTTATTAATAGTATCTAAAATAAGATCGAATGTATCAGATATTTCTCCCTCATTGATGGATTCTCTAAGACTTTCTGTTCCTTTAGGTAGCATTACTGAATAGTCTTTAGCCATATATTTCTTAAATAGCCTTCTTTCCTCATCATATTCCGCTGAAAGTTCTTTCTTTTTCTTTTTATCCATATCGAAATAGTCTTCTCTATATTCCATCGACCATCTTTGTACACTTACTAAGTCAGTTAATTTCTTAATCTTTTTAGCCTTAAGTCCTTTGATTTGTTGAGCATATTTTCTATGTAGTTGTAAATAAAGATTGTCTTTCTCTTCATTTACTGATTCTTCAATTACATAAATAGTGTCTGTATCATAACCATGAGAATCTGCATAGTCTTCTAATCTATCAAAATCTCTTTTTGGTAAAACATAATATTGGTCTCCGCTGTCATGTTGATAGTCTAGATTTCTGGAAAGACTTTTAGTCATTAAAAATTTATTATCTAAATTTCCATCATCTATTGTAAACACAACATCATCTGTACCTTCATTTACTGATTCAGCTAATCCCATTTCCTCCATTGCATAATCAATAATCTTTTCCAATTCATCTGGTTTAAGCATGTTTGCCAATGGCATTGAATTTAATCGATTCTTAAGAGTTGTCCTGCTAGCAGATTTTCCTCTCATCTGTTTTGCTAAGTTTCTTGCTGCTGATTGTAAAAATCTATCAGTTGCAGCTTCATGTACTTTAGATTCATTAAGGTTATCCATAATGATTATTTCTACATCTAATGGTAAAACATCATTTGCTAATAAACCTCTATCTTCTAAAGAGTTTCTTATCTCTTTAGCTGCTTTTTCAGCATTTTTACCCTTTAGTTTTTTATATTTCTTCAATACATCTTTTACTTCTGCTTCTGCTTCAGCAGGTTGATATCTTGGAAAGAATTGGGCAGCGCTGTCTAGCGCAACTACAACATTTTGAGCGACTGCATCTGCATTATATCCCTCTTTAATAACCGCCCAATCATTTGCAAACTCTTCAAGACTTTTAACTTTCTTGAATTTTTTATGATACGCACTAGTATGTTTTGATTTCTTCATGTCGCCTTTTTCTCTGGCCTCTTTGTCTCCTGGCATATCTTTATATGCATTTGGATCGTCATCGTCCATGGCAGCCTGCTTTTTCATTTGCTCCTCTTTATCCTCTTCGTCGCCATCACTTAAACCGGTCATGTAAGGATCTGGACCTGGCTTCTTTTCATCTATAAAATTTTCTAAAGAAGTTAAATGATTCAACTCTTCTTTTACATAGGGTGCTCTTACATCAATTGCACCACCTTGTAGTTTTTTTGCAACTTGTTGAACCTGTTCTGGTTCAATCTTAGGCATATCTGCTCTTGGTGGAGCTCCAGCTGGAGGACCAACTCTTTGTAAAAGATTCAATGCACTTTGTATTTTCTTTTCACCTTGCTCTTCAAACCAAGCAATTGCTTTATCTCTGTTATAAAACTGAGGATTCATATATTTACCATCATATATAGCGTCTTTGACATCATCTAAAGTTGCTTTGAAAATATTTTGGTCTCCTCCTTTTGGTGGAAGACCTCTTTTATTTCCAAGTGCATCTCCTGCTTGTCTAAGAACTGGTACTAAATCTCCAATTTTAAGTTCTGCTTGAACCCCTCCTACCCTTGCTTTAGGGTTATTAAAGATAGTAGCTGCCCATCTATGATGACCATCTAAGATTCTATTGTCTTGTGATATAACAGCTTCAAGATTTCCGCCTTCAACACCACCAATAGCCATGCCAAGTGCTTTTCCTAAATATACTGCATCTTGTGATGGTTTTAATTGGCTTGCTTGTATTTTTACAGGTCTAGTCTTAACAACATCGTCCATTACCTCTTCATCTTTATAACCTCTTTTAAAGAAATTCTTATCTGATTTGTAAGGATTTTGAAAAGCATTTGGGTCTATTTCTTGTGTAGGCAATTCTTCATTTACAAATGATTCTTTGACAAGAGCTAATACTTTATCAATAACACCTCCTATATTTTTTTCGACACCAGAAGTAGTAGTATATCCACCGCTTATAAGAACACTTCCGATATTTTCAGTGGTTATATTTTCTACGCCATTTTTAATTGCCCATGGCCATGAACCTTCTTTCAATCTATTTGCTACTTCTTTTGCGATGATATTCCAATCAACTTTACCTTCATTTACAAATGATTCTAATGTCATTACATGTCTAGATTCTTTCAGTACAACATCTCCATCATATCTTACTCGATATGGGCCTTCTTTCCAGTTTTTAGGGTCTGTTTTTACTCCAGTGTAAATTTGATATCCTTCTGATTCTTCTTGTTTCCAAGCACCTCCACCGTCTTTAAAGTTAACGACAAAAGGGTAAGATTCGTACCAAGTCCATTCTCCATCAGAATGCTGTGCAACCCACCCAGCCCAAGTTGGAATATCTTTATGCTTTACAATTCCTTTAGGAAGTTTGACTTTAGCTTCATTAACCATCGATTCATTCATTTTATTAACGTATCTTTTCATTGCTTTAATAATAGTCTTAGCATCACCTACTTTTACTTCTCTTCCTGTATCATATCCAGTATCGGTATATAATTCGAATTCAGTGTAACTTCCTCTAGGTATTACGTATAACTCAGTTTCTATTCCAGCTGCTCTTAATGTAACATGGTCTCTAAATCTAAGTTCTCCTGGTTTACCCCATTGAGAAGGGCCAACTGAAACATCTATATTATCTGCTAAAATTTTTGATTTTTCTAATTCTTTTACAAAATCATTAGACGCATCTAAATATGTGTTTTCATTTATAAATTTGTTTTTCATCACTAATTAGTATGTTTATTATGATATTATATATCCTATTTATGTTCGCACTTAAATTCTATCTCAGAAGAATTTAAAAGTTCAAAAGGGGCTGGAAAACCCATTATATCTTTCCATAATTTTCTAGCGTGTTTTTCAGCGCTTTTTTCCCATGGCCTATCCTTCCAATCTAAATATTCTTTATATTCTTCTCCTTTCCATCGGATTGGCATTTGTTCTAATCTGCCTTTGTGGAAATCAATAATATGACCTACTTCGTGAAATAAAGCCCAAGTTCTTAGAATATTATCGGTTCTAAATACAGATAAAGATATTTGATAAAGATACTTATTATATTGATAAGTTACCCCGTTAAATGCTCTATTTAAAGGTGAGTATGGTTGATAAATAATTGTGACATCATCGTCATTAATATATTTTTGGGCTGCTTTAGTTAAAAAAACTATTTCTGCTGGAGAAGAACTAGGATGAAAGTTAATAGTTTGAGATTTTGTAATAAATGATGTTATTAAAATAAGTAGGAGTAGGATACGTTTCATGTTTCTTCATTATTTTTAAGGTTTTCAAGCAAAGCTTTCTTTTCATTATATTCCTTTATAAGACCTTTTAATGTCCATCCATCATAATATGAATCCATGGTTATTTCTTCTTTTAATACTCTTAATCTTTCTTGTATTTTTTTAATATCCATAGTTGTTATATTTGTGATGTGTATTATTGTTTAAATTCTATCATAAAAATCATTAAAAAGTTTAGAATAATCTGAATACTTCATGTTAGATAGAAATTTACATTTTTCAAATTCTTCTCGATCTTCAAAGTATTTTACCATTTCTTCTTGGACTACTTCTTCAAACTTCTGCATTGAAAGCATCTTATAAAAGTCAAATGGTAAATATACCAAGTCTATAATTCCGGTTGTAAATAAAAGTTCATCGATTGTTATCTCTCCTGAAAGAATTTTATAACCATTTTCCATAGACCTCTCTAAAAGTTCTTCTTGGCTCTCACTATATTCTTCAAAATTGTCAAAATTGAACTCTTCCATCTCTTATTTAGAATGTAATTATATCGTAAAATATTTTAATAATCAATTGTCCATCTCCTCCAGTCAGTGTAGAGGGTGTTTTCAATTGAAATTGTAAAGCAGAACCTAAGCTATTTGCACCTGTAGCGAATCCTATGACTTTATCTGCACTTCCACTTGACATGACTCCACCAACAAAAGATTCCAGCCTAGCACTAGGTACCAACAAATTTCCATTTCCGAAACCGGATATAGTATATGGTGTAGTTCCAAAATGATATTCAAATGTAATTTCAAATTTATAGTACTCATTTGCTGCAGGTGCAGGTAGTAAATCTACTAAATTGTTTGCAAGTAAATCTGCTTGAGTATAAGTATAAGTACCTGTTAAACTAGAACCGGCTGGTCCAGTTGGTCCAGTTGGTCCAGCAGGTCCAGCAGGTCCTGTTGCTCCAGCAGGTCCAGTTGCTCCTGTTGCTCCAGTAGGTCCAGCTGCTCCAGATAAAAGATAATCGTAGTCTTTTTCATATTCTACAGTTACCATTACCTCTTCGTTACTTCCACCTGTATTATTACCAGCGACTTTATGACCTCTAACTACTAAAACATCTCCAGCTGTTACACTAAGAGAAATTGCAGATGACTCTTCAAAGAAATGATTTCCATCTGTATTTGCAAAAGTTAAATTTAAAACGTTATTTCCACCAGCATAATCTACATAATTTGCATTATCCGATGAAGCGCCCGGTGAAGTTAATTTACCTACACTTATTTGATAATCGAAGGCTGCATCTACACTTGCTGCTGTAGTGTCTAGATACTTAACAGATACTTTCGTTATTTTCATATCGAAAGGTATGTGCAAAGCAGAATTATTAGTTGAAGCCGGACTTAATGTTCCGTTCCAATCTACAAATTCAGGGTTTGTTCCAACTGCAAAGTTAGTAATAAGACCTGAAATAATACCATTGGTTGTTAATGTTCCTATACTTGCAGGCGGTGTATATGCTGATATCTCTATAGTTTCATTAGCACCTGTATTTTGTTTAGTAATATTGACGTTTGCTCCAGCAACAATCTTATCTTCTAAATATCCTGAAGTTGTATCAGCTGCTGAAATTTTTACGTTTTCATCTGTTGAAACTCCGGCAGCGGGTGCTACAGTCCAATACCAACCTTCTGTGACATCATATTTTAATTGTAAGAATTTATTGTCATCTCCAGTAAAATCTTCTACTGCAACTCCTGTAGAACCAGGAGGTAATGCAGATGGATAAATTCTATAATTTGCTAAAGTTCCTGTAAGAACTTTGTAGTTATAGTCCGCCTCGACATGTTTAAGGGGTCTATTCAATTCACTTGGATAAATTGGTTTCCAGTATCCGTCAGCCTCTCTATGAATATTATCTGCAAAGGCTTGTGAATCTAGTGCTGTGTATTGGTCTAAAGGTTTACTCACTTTTATTTTATTTTTTTGTATAGTGTTATTAAGTCGTCGTATCTTTCATTTGTTACCATCTCAATATAATCACATCCAATGTAACCATATTCTATGTAAGGAAAACAAACATATTCTCCGTAAAGTTTATTAAGTTCTACATTTATAGATTTTATCTTAGTTAAACCTTTAAAATGAATATTATTGATTTTATCTGGTTTGGCAGTTTCAAATCTATTTGGAAGATTGTTTACATAAACAAGCTCTCCCTTGTTTTTAAAACTAAAACTTACTAAATTATATATTCCCTCATTACTAGTGAGACAATTACAATTTGATGCTGGTACGTATGGATAAAATGAATCTATAAATTCCTTAAGTTCTTCTAATGAATTAAACTTAGGAATTGATTTTGTTCCATAGTCGTTTTTTCTATTCAACAAAATAGACTCTATTTTACCGTCATTTCTATCGATCGGTAAAAGAGACCTATAAATTGTTATTAATGATATTCTATCTGCAACCATCTTAAAAGTTTCCTGTTATTAAAAAAGCCAACATACCTAATAAAGTAGTTATAACCATCCATCCCATCTTTGTGATTTGGCTTTTCCACTTCATAAGTTCTTTGTGCTCTGTTAATAGATCGATTCCAAGGTCTCCCTTTTCTTCCATTTTCTGTCTGAATTCTGTGTTTTTGATTGTTTCTACAACAACCCCACTATATGGATTTAAGATTTCTTTCTTTAAACCTGAAATAGCTTCCTTCATATCGTTTTGGTTTTCGATAAGCTGTTTTATAGAACTTTCTAAATAAACTCTATTTGGGTCTTCAATTTTAGTCTTTAAGTCCGTAAAGGCATCAATTAATTCTTTTACTAATTCAGCATTTGATTTGTCTGGCATAATCAATCTATCTTTTCTTTTATATATCTAAAATATATTTAAGATAGATTTGATATGGGATTATTTTAGAGTAATTCTATTATCCATTCTTTATTAGTAACATCAATTGGTGAAAATGCGTATTTCCCATTAAATGCAAAATTAAGGTCGTCAACTAAATCTTTGAAATTATCTCGTAAATCTGCTTTTGTCCAATCACCATCACTAAGAGAGTCGTATGGATAAATTTTATATTGGTTTTTATTTGTAACAGAAACTTTAACCCTGTCTCCTCCAACATTAACTAAACCATTTTCTAATGCGTCTTTAATTTCACTAGTTAGGTTTTTTTTTTCAGTAACAAAACTTTCATAAGTTTTTAGATGCTCGAATGGAAGTTCTAATTGAGTATACTCTAGACCAATATCCATGATTCCCCATCCAACTTTTACGATATGACTAGCGCTTTCTGGTTCTTGTTTATTCCATTTCCATTGCTCTTCTTCTCTATGTCTTTTAAAATCAAATACTCCTGATCTTGTTGACATACCTTCTTCATGCTGGAAATATTCATATTGGTTATATGCTCGGTCATATTTTCTAAATATGTAAACCTCTCCTGGCTTAATCGCTAAACAGAAATATTCAAATCCTCCAGTACCTACAAATAATTTATATAAATAACCCTTTTTAGGAATTAGTTCAACATAGTCATTTACATAATTTCCATCTGCTCTAGTTTTAAATTTAGGCTTAAAGAATTTCTTAACCATTGGGTCTTTCATATTAAGGTCTGCAAGTTCTTGTGCATGGTTAGGTCCACCATAATCATTTGCATTTCTTCCAATTCTACAAGGAAGGGTTTTAAGTTCTCTGACATGACTTCCTTTTTTGTGACCCCAGTGGGTTAAACCTTTTTCTAATTGTTCTGGCCATGGGCCTCCTTTTTTCTCATTCACAATTGATTCATCAAAAAGTCGTTTTACGTGAAATTGCATTCCTGTACCTGCTTGAACATTTTGAGTTTCTCCATCTACGTATGTTATAGTATAAATTTCTTTTCTCTTATCAATCAATTCTATACTTTTGATTTTTTTTCGCATAAATTCATCTCCAGGCGCATAGTGGCTCACAAATTTAGCTTCGTTAAATACAGATTCTTCGATAGTCATTCCTTTTGCAGGGTTTGGAAGTTGTTTAAAGTTTTTATAAGCCCATTCTTCAGCTTGTTCTTCGTCTTTAGCTTTTGACATTGCTGCTTCTACTCTTTTTGCGAAATTAGCCTCGTATTCTTTTCCAAATACTTTTTTAAGTGGCCATTCTTTGTCCCACATATCTTTGGTAACTTCAGTACCTTCATTAACTTTTGATTCCCAAGCTTGACCAAGCTCCATTGCAATATGTTTTGTTAATTCTTTAGATTTTTTCTTAATCAAATACTCATGTGGCTCTTTTTCACCATCATCAAAATTCATGATTCGAAGTTTAGATAAAGCTTTTGCTATTATCTTTTCCTTTTCTTTCGAATCTTTATGTGTAGAATGGGTTGCAAACTCTCTGAAATCTTCAACGTTGTCATAATCACCTAACCAATTTTCAACAGCTACTGTAATAGCTTCGACCGAAGATTTTTCTTTTGCGCTAAAACCTTCATTAACAGATTCTGACATGTCTAATTCTACATTCTTATCAAGTCCTTTAATAAACCCTTCTACTTCTTTCTCTGCTTCTTTCTTCTCAGCATTTAATTTCTTTAAAGTATCTAAATGTTCTTTTTCTTTAGCACCATTTCCATTTTCTTTAGCATCTTTCCATAAAAGAACGGTTGCTTTCAAATCTTGAGTAATTCTTGTGATTTCGCCAAGAGCCTTATCTAATTGCTTTCTTGTAACTTTTTTAGCTTCAAATAAAGTAACAATACTTTCCATACACTGCATTTGCCATTGTGTGTTTAAATAGTATGCTGCATATTCTTCCCTTGTTAAACCATTTATCTGTGCATTCATTTCTAAATAATCTTCCCATTCTCCTGAATGTTGAATATCTAAACCGTTGACTAACATAAATGCCTCTGACGTTAAAACTCTACTCATTTTCTTAATTTATTTTTATTAATTATATATCTTTTTTATTAGTGGCGTTTTTATATGCTGGCCGGTTACATGGACCTACCTACTAACTTGCATCTCCGATTGAACTTTAGCCCAATAATGATCTGTCCCTGAATATTTATATCCTAAGGGCCCTCCATTCCAACATCTTGCTATTTTTTCATCGCTTGAATTTTTATGGTGGTGGTATTTCCAAACCTCAAACATTTCAATTGATTTTTCTCTGCTAGCCCGGTCTTTTAAAGTATATACTTCTTTTCCAAGAATTCTATTTACTTCTTTAACCATAATAGGTCTAATTTGTAAAACTCCAATTGATGGAACGTCCATGTGAGTATCTCCAACTGCAGCTTCATTTCCTCTGCTCTCTACTTGAATCATTGCTTCTAAAAGATTTGATTCTTCTTCTATTACCTCTACAACTTTTACAACTTCTATCTTCTCTTCTCTTTCAATAACAATTGAAGATTTAAAGTTTTCTCCAATTGGAAAAAGTGGAATGTATAAAAAAGTAAGGCAAAGATTTATTCTATTTAAAATTACCATAAGACAAATATCTAATTAATAAAAGTTTTTTTGCTATTTTAAAATCTCTAACTAGATTCAACTTAAGACCATGGTCTCTAGCAACTGATTCTAGATGAGGCATCACTTCTGATATTCTTTTGTTTTTAAACATATATTTTATATTAACGGTTTTTAAAATGTTTCTATTAGGCTAGTTTGAATCTAGAAAGGAATTCTCTCATTTCTAATACCCAAGTTGCATCCTCGCCAAAGAGGTTTTTGTAATGTGCTATTGGGCCCAAACCGGTTTGTACCTTTTGGCCCCTATGAGTTCCATCCCATTCAGGATATTTCTCTTTGTTCCAAACTCGCTCATCTACTAAAAAGACTACGGCAGTTAATTGGTCTCCAAGATCTGGTTCATGGAAGGTTGACAATTGAACACCCATTGAATATAATTCAGATTCTGCGTAATTCAATGTACCTGGAGATTCAGGATTGGTACTAGTTGTTCCACCATTCAGGATAATGAATGTCTTATCATTTCTTGCCCATTGAGTATAAGTACAAACTTTATCATTAATTACACGTGTTCTTCCATGTTCTAAACCATATTCTACTACTGCATGGCCGAATTGAATTCCTTGTTGAATTGGGCTAATGTTATATGGTACCAATCCGTACATTCTGTATTCTAATCTATTTTTCGTTTTTTTCATTATGTAATTTTATTAGATTTTGATTATTAAATAGGGTTAGCATTGCCCACCATGTAATTGTGCCTGCTGCTTCTGGTTCTGTGATGTAGTAGTATCCTGTCATTGTTAAACACCAGAATACCATTAAAGTTAAAAATATTTTCATTTGTTTTTGTTTTTATTTGTTATTGTAAATTTCTATCATTCTTGTAATTCCTAACATTGCTAAGAATCCTCCTAACAAAACAACCAGTGCTATTGTTGGATAGAGAAACATCATTGTAAAAAACCATACTGCGAATGATATTACCGAGTACATTGCCCATAATGAGAATATTGCTATTGTAGTATACATGCAAATGGTTTTTAATATTTTTAGCGTTTCTGCTAGGTCTATGTTTTTGAATTTGAGGTCTTCCATAATTTACTTATTAAGTTTTTGATATCTTTCTGTGAAATCTTCTTCTTCCCACAGATCTTGCCATTCTTTATGGCTCATGCCTAATTTTTTCTGACATTTTGTGTTTTCTCTTTGGGAACCTATTGCAATACCCATTAAAAGTATTGATGAACCCATTAAAAAGTATGCTCCGAATGTTATCATAATATTGGTTTTGTGTTAATAATTGCTAGTCGTATTGCGCCTCCTAAATCTGCATCATTTGGATACTTCTTAGCTAGCTCCTTAATAAGCTTAAAAATTGAGGTGTCGTCTAATTGTTGTTCTTTTTTCATGGTTTCTGTTTTTATTTGATTTTTAAATTATTAAGTCTTTTATTAATTACTTTTTCGGTTGCATCTGTTATCAACCTTTGTAAGTCTTTCATAAGAGGGTCGTTAGCTGAAGTCGGATAATTACCAACTACTAATGCCGTTTGAATTCGATCTAAAATCGATTGTCTCTCTTCTACTGATACTAATCTTTCTTTTATCATTTTTATTTGTTTTTAAATTATCTTTCTAAAATTACGAATGATCCGAAGTTTTTATCAAATACCTCTAAAAGGTTTTCATAATCTCCTGACATCATATCGTCTTCGATTGGTTGATGTGGTATTCCTAGTTGCTTAGCCAGTCTTCTAGCCTTTCCAAGTAGTACGAATGCGTTTCCATCTGGACCTGTTAGGTCTATGATGATTTCTCTGTTGGGTTGTTTCTTTCTGATCATGTCTATTATATTTGGTCGTTATATTCTCCGTAAGATTCTAAATTTCTTAGTTCTAACATAACAACTTCTTTTACGCCGTTATAATAAGGATCGAGAAAACAGTTATTTAGGATTTCATCGAATTCTGCTTTGTACTGATACGCTCTATTAAAGTAAATTTGAGCTGCTGCTTTATATTGACCTTTTCTTATTTGGTCTAAAAAGTGTTGAATTGTTTGGTTCATTTTGTGTGTTTTAAAGGTTATTATTAATTGTTAACTACAGTATAAATATAATCATTATAAACGACATAAAAAAATCTGGAGTGAATTATTTTCAATTATTTTTAGTTTAAAATTGTGTGAATTTGTAACTCATTTAATCTGTTAATAAAATTAGGTACTGCTGTATGCCACCTCTTACCATATAAATTAATAGCATATTGCTTAATTTGTATTTTTTCATTTATTGACAATTGAGTGTACTGTTTCATAATTTTTATTTTAATTTGCAAACATATAATGTAACGTAATTATATGAAAATGCTCTATGTGGTTCTTCAATAATACCAGCATTTATTAGTGCTGTAAGAATACCTTCGTTCTCGCTATAGTTTTTTATTATAACATCATTCTCGTCGATATTGACCATCTCATGTTCTAAGGCTACAGATGCTGTGCAAAAAGTAAATCCATCTTCTGAATCTACCAATCTTAGGCAGTTTTGACCGTTTGCGTACTTTTCTCTCCGTACTTCACAGATAGTTCCGGCGAATCCTAATGTTTGTGTTTTAAATTCTTGTGTCATTTTCATTGTTGTTGTTTTGATTAATTAATTATAGTATAAATATAACAATAAAAAACGACATAAAAAAATCTGGAGTGAATTATTTTCATCCAGATTTCAAAAAGTTTTCAAGAGTTTTTAAAATTCTATAACTCTTTCTTCCCCATCAGGGTATAATTTTAAAAAGTTCTTTGGTCTTCCGTATTTGCCAGCAAACCAGAACTTAGCATCATCTCCACTATAACTTTTTATGAATTTAAGTCCGTCCTCAGTTGGAGAGTCCCAAACAAGTGGCTCTTTATGGTCTTTTCTAATGGCATCTAACATTTTCTTATTAATGCTATTTCTCTTATAACCTGGTCTGGTACTCATCATTTCAATAATAAGATATCCTTCAGTTACCTGTCCCTCTATACAAGACCATATCATTTCTGAATTTTCAATTCTTTTATTATAACTCTTTTTCCAAATATCTGTGATAGGTGACGCCCCATATTGACTAAGACTTCCTCTCATCGGGTTAAACATCAAAATTCCAGCTTTACCTTCATCATATAAAGGTAACCATTTTTCATCATGAAAATATGCAAGTACCTTTCCAGCTGGAAACATTATATTCTGCTTCTCATTAAAAAACACAGTGATGTTGTCATTTACTGCATCTAATGAAAGTGCTTTTAACGGAAGTCCTGTTGCAGTATCAACTAAATGTTTTCCTTGCTTAGAAAAAGCTGCAAATTCTTTTAAATGCTTCATTATTTTAATTGCTTTTCTAGTTCTTTTAAAAATGGCTTATAATTATGTTCTCCATAAGTATCTTCTAATTGTAGTGCAACTGCAGCTGCAAGTTCTTTGTAGTCTAAATTCTCATCTATAAGATTAATTGCTCTATCTAACATAAATTGTAATTGACGAGCTTTTGAGCCTTTAGGAGACTTAACTTCTTCATTTAATGTCTCTTCGAATATTTGTTTCCATTTTTCCATAACTTATATATTTGGTTTTTTACATTTCAGTAAGATTAAACTTATATTTCTTACCAGTTTTTCTATTAATTAAAAATAAATCGTCAGAACCTTCTTGAATCGACCAGTGTCCAGAAGTACCATCTACTTCATTTTCTCTTCCTTCATTATTTAGGTTAATATCACCCACAAGTAGATTAGGCGTTTTTATCTGATCGCCTTCGGCCTTTATCCAAGTATCTCCAATATACATTGAGTTATCACTTAAGAAAAGGTGTCTGATTTTATATTCTGCATTTCCTAAATCATATTGTGCGTTTGCGCTTGGAATAATATGTCCATCTAAATTACCATTAAGGTAGTCTGCAACATCACTATCTGTATATGCATTGTTTCCATCTGCCCCAGCAGGTCCTTGAGGTCCTGTTGCACCATCATCACCTTTTAGTCCTGGTATACCAGTTAAGTTGATATTCCAATTAGAACTAAATGAAGATTGTGTACTTTGATAAATGTTATTCCATGTTATTACACCAGTAGCACTATCATATGAAGTTACTTGTACTATATCAAAATTATCTGGACCAGCATCTAAAGATACTATAGCATAATCACCACTTTGGTAAGATAAACCAGTATCTACAGTTACTGAACCTAATGTTACATTACCTGGATTTCTATCATCACCTAGTGAATGTGGACCGTTAAATGTAGTTGCATATTTTACTGAAGTTCCATCAGCGCCGTCGTCTCCTTTAGCACCTTCAGCTCCTACAAGTACAAAATATACTTCAGTACTTCCTGTGTTAACTGCTATCTGGTCATACGATACATTATATACATCAAATACATAATTTCCATTAGCATCTATACTTGCTCCTACTATTTGGTAAACATTGTTATGTCCAGGGTTGGCATCAAGTATTGTTTTAATTTGACCAGATTTTGCGTTTAAATATTGGTCTAAAAATGTTGATTGGTCGTCTCCATTTGCATCTTCTTTATGAAATGTTAACTGTGTAGCCTCGCCATAAGTTGAAGCTCCGCCATATTCCATATTTCCAGCTTGAAAACCTGGAGCCTGACCCATCCAATTTGACCATTTAGATTTACCGGATGAAGGTATTGAAGAATTTACAGCAGCTGAAGCCGCTAATTGTACAGTTTTCAATGCATAAGAATTTTGACTAACAACTAGTGAATCTCCCTCACTACTAATACCATCTGTTAAGTCGCTATCTATAATAATATCACCAGATAAACCTACAACTCTAAAAACATGTTCTGGAATAGTTGTAGTAAATGCAACTGCACTGTGATGAGGAGCCCACTGTAAATTAATACTTGTATTTTCAGCTGAAACCGCACCGTATAATTCCCATGAAGAAGTATCTGTGTTGTAAAAATAAACGGAATATTCTCCTCCTTCTGAGTGAACAAAAATACCGGTTTGTCCTTCACTTTTTTCAATTCCTGTTTCTACAGTAGGTTCTTGCAATAATACAACGTCAACGTCGACGCCTGCTTTAAACCTATTAATTTTTTCAAATTTATTTATTAATTGTGCCATTTTTATAGTAATTTTTTAAATTTTTCTGTTTCTATTTCTTTTATTTTATCTCCAATTGCAGAACCTTTAAGACCAAATTCTTTCATTATTTGACCTCCATTCGTAGAAGGTTTGTATTTAAAGAATGCCTTTACTAATTTAAGGTCTAGTTTATTTATCTTAGAAAATTCTAAAAGTAATTTTTTATCTAATTTTGCAATTTTCCATTCCTTACTTAATTGAAACGCAGTTTCTGGTTTAAGTTCTAAAAATCTTTTAAAGAATATAATTGTATCTATTTCTTGATTTGAAAAAGACATCTTATTTAATTCTTTTTTAAGAAGTTCTTCTTGGTTATCTCCAAACAACTGAGTAATTTGCAAAAGCCAATTATTAGTATCTAAAAATGTTTTGTTGATTTCCAAGCCGGGAAACATTACTCCCCAAAGACTAAATTCCGAAACCATATCTAAGTAGAACTTGGCAGACTTTGCGCTTTCTACAGATTTCTTAAACTCGTCTCTAATTCTTTCGCTACTGATATCTTCTAAGCTGTTATCGCTAATTATAGCCTCTGCTGTATTCTTTTCAAGTTTACTTCCTGTTCTACCTGCAAATCTCAATGCTCTTAATTTTCTTAATGGGTCTTCATCAAATCTTTCTTGAGCTCGACCAACTGTTCTAATTGTGTTACTTTGAATATCTGCAACTCCTCCTACCAGGTCAACTACTTTTTGACTTTCAATATCGTAAAACAACGCATTGATTGTAAGGTCTCTTCTAAGAACATCTTTATCTATTGTTGAGTATTCTACAGCATCAGGTCTTCTACCCTTTCCAATGTCTTCTCTAAATGTAGCAATTTCCATTCCTTCTGCAAAACTTGGTGTTTTTGCAATTACAACTCCAAACTGATGACCAACTTCTCCAATTGTTGGAACTCCTCCAGATTTTAAGATTTTTATAACCTCTTCTGGCTTAGCATCGGTTGCTAAATCAAAGTCTTTTGGTTTTTGGCCAAGAAGTGCATCTCGGACAGCTCCTCCAACAATGTATAATTCCCTTTTATTCTTCTTAAAAAGTTTATGAAGGTCTTTAACATCTTTTGGTACATTTAATTTTAGATTCTGCTGTGCTTCTAAAATATTCATGAATTCATTTATTGGTTTAATTCTCATAAGTTATATATTGATTTTATATAGTATAAATATAATCATAATAAACGACAAGTAAAAATCTGAGGGCATAAAAAAGGACTCCTTAGAGTCCTTAATGTTTTAAGCTGGGCCACCTACTCCGAAAAGAAACATATCATCATCTGATTCATCATCTGTACCTTCGCTTAAGAAGATACCGAAAAGATCTTCTTGTTGTAAGGTTTTTTCAAACTCCTCCTGAGGTTGAATTGGTTTCATTTCAGAAGTTTTGGCTTCTTCTGAAATTCTGTCCATCTTTAATAAATGTTTTTAGGGTTTATTATATTATATATACATGAAATTCAGAAAAGTTTATTACCTCCATGAATTAAGTCTAGTTTGATTTACATCATGCAAAATAATTGTCTTATCGTTAATACTATTTGAATAAAAATAGTCTTTACTTAAAATCAGCATATCAGTGTCTATATTATTTAATATTTCATTGCTAAACATTCTTCCACCATTTGCCCAGTTAACATTATTATAAGTTCCTAATATTAAATTTATAGTTCTAGAATTTTTTGCAGCGCCGTAAACAGTACAGTCTACAATCCAACCCATTTTTTCTTCATTAACCTTGTCGTTCCATCTTACTCTTTTAATTCCAGCAAAAAAAGTATGCTCATCGTTACATTTATTTAAAATAATGTCGAAAGGTCTTATTGGTTTCGAATCAACATCAACATAAACTCCTCCAAAATCTCTTAATAATAGGAGCCTTACCCTATCACTTATATACGCCCATTTGTATAGCTTTGGATTTTTTATATAATTTTGTAAAAAGATGTCATCTTTATATAACTCTGTAAATAGTTCATTGCCCCATAAATGATACTCCCATTCAGGGTGCATTTTTTTCATTTCTTCTGAAAATTCCGTGCAATGTTGTGGAATTGGGTCTGGACCAATCCATATTTGATGGATTATTCTGGGTATTTTATTCATTATCTATGTGCTTTTTTCGCCTTAATAGTAGAAATGGTCACATTTGGATATTCGTCTTCTAAAGATTTTACTAATCTTAAGTTGGCATCATCGTCGTCGTAGAATTGCAGGTCATTAAAACCTTTATCAATAATTTCTCTAAATGCTTCCTTTTTTCTATCAGCAATATCACCTTTAAATTTATGGTGTGCGTTATCATTTACAGCAAAAACTAAATCTGAATCTATTGGATATTTCAAATGCTCCTTTAACCATCTATAAATCATTCTATGGTCATCTCTTGCTGTTACAATAGCAATTGCTATTTTATTTCTATATGCTTCTTTAAAGATTTTGAAATAGTAATTAATCAACTTCCCAGCTTTCATAATTTCTAAACTTTGAAATTCATCAAAATTTAAAATCTGGCTAGGTTTCTTTTGAAAGGTGTTAAACTCTTCTGGTGTCAAAGAGAACTTTTCACCAGTAGTTTTATTGGTTACCCAGATTCTGGCTGCCGATACTATAATGGTGTCATCAAGATCGAACACTAGAATCTTTCCTTTGTCTTTATAGGGTTTTGCTTCGTTTAACTCGTTTGGGCTCATAACGGTTTATATATCACCGTTTTTATTTAAAGTTAATAAAGTTTGAATGTTAGAAAATATAACGCCTGCTAAAATAAGAAAGGCATACATGACTGGTTGATTTATGAATTCTCTCATCATAAGAGTAAAACCTGAAAGAAATATAAGTTTGATACCTAGACTTCCCCATACAAGTCCTATGCCATATTTAGGAAATTGCTTGTAAACTTTAAGGACCATGTAATTTAAAAATACTAGAAATGCGGCTCCAAAAAAGCCATAAAATAGAGAACTTAACATTTGTTTTTAGATTTAATCGTTATTATTTAAGGGTAATTGTTTTTCTATGTCTAGTTTCCAAAGCATAGAGTTTGGAATAATGAATTTTCTTTGATGTGGAAAAACATAAAATGTTGTCTTCCATATATTTTGTCTGACTATTCTTGCCTTTTTATTTCCTTTAATGTATACAATATCGTCTACATCAAAATCATGACCCCATAAGAATTGAAGTCCTATAAAAAAGTTTTGTATTAGGTCTTTTAATGCAAATCCTAAAAATGCAGAAAGGGCAATTAATGCCCACTCTATAATGTGACTTGAAACAAGTTCTTTCATTCACCTTGGATTTTTTTGAGTTCTTCTTTTAACTCATATAATCTCCACTCATAATCAAAAAGTTCTTCTCTTTGTAATTTACCAGCTTTCCATGCTCTTTTAGCGGCAGAGTATTCTTTTTCTAATCTTTTAATATTTCTTTTAAGGTCTTGCTCAGAAAGAGTTAATTCAGTTTCTACAACTTCTCTATAATATTCATCTGATTCTGAATATTTACCGGACTTTGTTACTACTAAATCAAAGTCTGAAAAAAGCTCTAAGAATTTATTTATATTATTTTTCATAATGCTGTTTTTTATATATATCCCGATCCTGCCAAGTCTTCTTGACTAGCGTATCCTATGTTTTTCTTACAAGCCTTACAGACTTTTCTTAAACTTCCCTCTATCAATTCAATATTGTATTCTTCGTGGGTACAGTTTTCTTGAATTGCTTCTAGTTCTTTTTGAAGTTTATTGATATTATCTAATATTTCTTTAACTTCCTGATTCATGATTCAGCTAACGCAGGGTCACTTTTTTTGTCAACTGGAAAGTTATTCAATATTTCTTTAGTAGTTACATTCACTGCGCTAAATGTTAATGCTGCATCCTGCATCGAAAGTATTCCAGCTTTTTGAGCTAATTCTGCAACTTGATGTAGAACTTTTACTGCTTCTTGTAATGTCATTTCTTTATTTTCCATAAATATTATATAAGGTTTATTTAATTAGTTTCAAAGACTTAATAGCATTTCTATAAGTTCTGGCTGTGGAAACATATCACTTTTATCTTTTCTGACATTTGTATGATTTATGATTCCCTTTATTTTACCTTCACATACTGCTTTATTCCATTCAAATGCATTAACGTTTGAGTGAAGCATTGCTGCCATTCCTTCTTTTATATTGATTGAATGCTTTTCTCCTAAAAATATTAAAAGTGCTTTCAAAGATTTTATTTGTTCTTCTGAATATTTATGGAATGCTTTATATCCTCTAAAGGGTTTGTCTAAAATACAAACTTGACTTGGGTCAACTTCTTCTTTAAACCAAGTGTACCATTTTCCATTTTTCTGCTTTAAACCACCTGCACTACAAACTTCTATACTTATTGAATTTTCTTTAAGTGCATAGATTCCACCTTTTCCTATATGCCATCCAAAGTACTCATCATCAATTGCTCTTAAGACTTTACCATCATGTTTTGTATCTTTTCCATTTGAAGACGTACCGCCAATTACATAATTGGTACCTACTCTACCTCTGCTATCTCTAGCCCAATGGTCTATACATTTGTAAGGGTTATGTCTTCCTGCTGTATGGTGCAGCATTATCCATTCTTTATTAGTTATTTTATGAATATATTCTCCTTTTGGAAGATGATATTTTTCTATCCAATTTTCGTATGAAGACCTATCAGTGTCTAATTCAAATTCTATTGGGTCATATCCTAAAGACTTCCATGTTAATGGACCTACGATGCCATCTGCTGCTAATTTTTTTGATTTTTGGAATTTTGTTACCGCAGTGTGTGTTAATTTACCAAAGTGATTATCTACCCTGATACCTAAGATTCCTTGCAGTATTCCAACAAGTTCTCCTTCGCTTCCAAATTTAAGAATTATATTTTTTGAGCTCATAGTTCAAGTGTTCTTTTATTTGTTTTATTGTTTTATATATTTCACTTTCATTTTTAGTAAAATGTTCAAACTTCCAAATTTGCTTATATTCATTTATTTTATAAAGAGATACTTTTATTCTAAAATGAGGGGCTTCTGTGTTCTGATTTTTTATGGCTGCATTTTTTAATTGTTTAGCAGCACTTCCAGCAATAATGTAGTTGGGTATTATTCTAGCTGAAAGAGTAAAGCCAGAAGATACGTCTAAGTCCATAAAATAATAATCTGAGTTAACTTCGCTTTTTATCATAAAGATTCTTTTGATAACTGTGAAGCTTTCATCTTTAATATTTTTTAAAGAATTATTTTCTATCGGCTTTGTTAAATACAGATCAGGTAATCTAAAACCTATATCATTTATCATCCTCTTCTTTTAAAATATTAGACCTTTTATTATCTTCATTTTCCTTAGTAGCAATATCTAGAGGGTCTATTTCAGACTCTTCTGGATATAATTCAAAATCATGTGGCATGTATTCTGGATTTCCTGGAGGATCTAAAATATCGTCTAACTCTTCTTTAAGTTCTTCAGTCTCTCCTGGTTTAATATAGTCTACTAAGGACTTAATAAACCCTAAAGCGACTAAAGGTAAAATACCAGCAGCAACAAGTGAAAAGACTCTTTTTTGAAATAATGGCTCTTCTTCAGATAACCAAAACAATTCTGACCATTGGGTATAGTCTCCGATATGGGTAAATGCATGATAAAGATTTCCCTGCATCTGCATTAATGTAATTGCTATAAAAAGGGCCCAAACTAAACTTTTATTCATCTTGTCTAAAATAACAAGAGAGGCTAAAGAAGCTGCTGCTCCAATTTCAAAAGCTATTGCTAAGGTTATCGCCATCCAACTTGGGTTTGCTATTTCAAAAAAGTCAATAACGTGGACAGTTGATATTAATGATACTAGGATATAAAGTGAACAAAATATTCCTATAATGAATTTTCTTACTAAACTTGGTTTCATTAGTTTTCTTCTTTATTCTTAAAAGAATTAATTGGAATTCTATTCTTGTCACTTAATTCTTCTATTTCTAGAGTTCTCCATGCTGGAGTGTTTTTAATAATCTCTATCATTTCTGGAGCTGATATGATTTTCTCTCCGAATTCTTTTCTAATCTCTTCAACTTTATTATCTACCACTTCGATGTTTTCATCTACTCTAGCTACAGATCTTGAAGTTGAACATGACTTGAAATAATTTAAGAGTAAAAGCACACAAAGTACTTTTATTCCGTGTTCTTTAAAAAATTGATTGAATTTATTCATAGTTCTATTTTTTTTTAATAAGTTATATATCTAATTTAATAATTAAATTTGTCACGGAAAGCTTTTCTTATCTCCATGAAACTCTTATAATAATATTCTAAGTCATCCTTAGTGAGTTCAAAACATTGTGGCATTAAATCTATTTCATTGGCTATCCATATCTCAGCACCATCTGCTTTTATTCCAGTTCTATCCCAATAAGCAATCCAATAGGCTGCAGTCTGTCTGAAATAATCTTGAATCCATTCTCTTCTTTTAGGTTTTCTAGAGTTTTTATAGTCAATGATTTTTACAGTACCATCTTTTAATCTTGATACATTATCCAGGGTTCCAGCGAATTCACCACCTTTGACAGTCCATAAAAATCTTTCTGATTCTAGAACTTCATCAACCTTTCCAAAAAATCTACTATTATTGTACCAGAACTTATCGAACATTTTCCAAGCCTCATTATAGTAAAGCTGTCCATTTTCAAGATCTGTTATTTCTATAACTTCTGAATCTTTTGCTGCAGTGTCTTCTAAATAATCTCTCTTTTCTTGAGGTGAACCTGGCAGGGGTTTATATAATTCTATAAGTCGGTGCATGATGGTCCCTCTATTCATCGAAAGTTTACTGATTCTATCAGCCTCTTCTTCACCAACCCTTTGCCGCCATTTTTCTAGGCCAGACTTATCAGCCATAGAGCCCATAACGGTTGTTACTGAGGGCAAAGTTGCTATAACTTTACCATCTTGAGTCACTTCATAAAAACGTTTTCCGTCTTCTTTATAGACTCTTTTTATTTCTTCTATCATATTTGAAATGAATTTGGCCAATGATTCATGAATTCATCATGAAATGGCGATTTAGGGTCATAAGGCAGGTTATCTATAAAGTAAGATACTGCATTACCATTTCTTACGATTTTAAAAATAAAGGTTTCTCCTTCTACTTCTACCTCAAACTCCTTGATTATATCAATCTTCTTTACTTTTATCAGCATTATTATCTCTAACTTTTTTTAAAATTTCTAAAAGCCATTCGTAATCTTCGTGATTTCTAGTTGCCAATAACCTAAAAGAAATTTCGTCTGCGTATTTTTTTAAATCTTCCATATTTTACAATAAATTATATATAAAGTCCCAGATAATTGATAAAACACCTGTTTTCATAATAAGTTTTATAATTATATAATTCGCAAAAAGCCATGCAGAAGAACCCAATATATTTAAAAGAATTGACATCAAATCAAGTTTATCAAGTACTGGCCAAAATATAACTAAATATGCGCCAGATCCTTTAATTTCTTGCATTTGAGGATATACAATATTTGAAAGATTCAACTCAGTCATTACAGAACCAAATCTTCCCATTTCTTTTAAAACATATGCTTGTTGAATTTCTTCAGCTGCGCCTAAAACTTCATCAGGAACATTTACAACTCCGTAAACTCTTCCTATCCAATCTACTCTTAATTCATTTTTTTCTAATAATTCTCTATTAGACTTTGATTTATTCATAAACAAAAGCCAAATTCTCATTTCTTGAAAAAAGCCAAACCAGTGTAAGAATGGGTAAAGTATGTAATTCTTTATAAGTTTCATATTTATTATATATGCTTTTTAGATTTTGTTCAAAAAGGGGCCGTTAAGCCCCTTAAATTAAAACTTCAATTAAGCCTTGTTTGCTTCTGAAACAGCAACTCTTACGTTTTGAGCCAATGTCTTAATTGTTTGCATTTGCTTACGTACTCTAGTACCAGCTGCTTTGTTTCCTTTTTCACTAAATTTTGTAGCATCTTCTTGTACATCATTTAATGTAACTTGTAATTGTTCTAATAGTTCTAACATTACTTCTCGTTCACTCATTTTTTAAATTTTAAAAGTTATGGTTTTTATATAAGGTTTTTAGATTTTGTTTAAAACAAAAAAGCCCTAAATTAATAGAGCTTTGTTGTGGAGGATATCAGAGTCGAACTGATGACCCCTTGCGTGCAAGGCAAGTGCTCTAGCCAGCTGAGCTAATCCCCCGAACGGTTATTTTTTATCTTCTTTTTCAGCGTCAGAAGGAAGTTCTTCTTTCAACATATTATCGATTGAAAATCTAATACTTGCAGCTAATTGTTGAATTGCTTCTTCTTCTGAATCTGTTTGATAGATTCTAAGAGTTCCATAACTGTTAACTAGCTGATCGATTGAAAGACCTTTCTGCCAATCTTTTGTTTCAACTGCTAAAACTTCGTTATCTTCTCCATCCCTAGCTAAAAATATTTTGACTTCTTCGGTTAATGATTCTCTAACCGTATTTAAGATAGTATCTAATATGTGTTCTTTTTCTGCCATTGTTTTTCTTTTTGTTTTATTATATATCCTTTTTTTATTTTGTTTTACTTACTCTTTTAACATCCACTCATAAATAGTTCCATAAAGTTCTTTTTCAATATCTTTAAAATTATTTAATTTTTCTTTTAATAAAATATTTGACCATTGATTTTTCTTAGCATGAAAATTATGCCTTTTTCGTTCATATTTGTAATCTTCAAAAATATTATAAAACTTGGTTATTTTATCTGCTGCATTTCTAGTGTCAACATTTAACTCCTTTTCATAATCAATGTGTATGGTGTTTGGTTTTGTATATTCTTGAATAGCGATGTTTGTCAGATCCATTCTTTGGAAAATGTTAAAAATTGATTTAACTTTATTTTCATCAATTGTTACTGTTTTTGAACCTTTTATTTTTCTAGCTTTTTTAAAATGTCCACTTGAAAGTATGGCTAAATAATTATTTCTTTTGATTGTTACAAAGTCAAATTTATCTGATAGCATTTCTATACCTTCGCGGAGGTCAACTTTAAGACCTAAAAAATGCATTGGTTTAATATGTATTAAAAGAAGCTTTCCTTCTTTTTCAGCAGATTTTATCATTTTACTAATATGGTCATTGTACCAGTGAGCATCTCCATCTTTAAGATAACCATTATAATGTTCTCTATTAACATTTAAAGGCTCTTTATTCTCATGAAACCAAAAATTAGAATTGTTTAATAATTGGTCAACAATAGCATTTGTACCAGAACAACCATAAGATATGATAGCAATATGTTTCATTTTTATTCGTATTTTTTATAAATAAAAGAATCTATATGATTCAATTCTCTTAATTGAGTATATAGCTCTTTCGGTATTTCATATGTTTTAGTAGATACATTCTTTCTAGTCGTATCCCATACTATTTCTTTATTTATTATAGAGCTAATATCGTTTTTTATAGAATTTACATTTTTTGTGGTGTAAACTTTATCTAAAAAATCATAAGTCTCTATTACGTCTTCTTGCATAATATCTATTTTTTGATGTGGCCATAAATTAGAATGATTATGTAATAGATATTTGGACTGTGCATTATGTTGAGACTTTGTTTTTATTTGTCTTTGAATATCTGTATCGTTATTTCTGTTATTTGCTTGATAATTAATTTTGGATTCTATAAAACTTACAGTTTCTCTAATACATGTAAAAAGAAAAAGTTTACCGCCGGTGGATTCAACAGCTGTTCTTAATTTTATTAATTTATCTTTTAAATCAAATATACCAGGATATCCCATGTGATGATGAACATAGACAGTATCGAATCTGCTATTAATTATATTGTCTAAAAAATCGTTTATTTGTCTACTACACTCATTTCTTACTCCGAGATCTTTAAGAGATGAAACAGGAAGTCTATTAAAATTGTAACAAATACTCTTTCCTGTTTTATCTTTTAGATTTTTATTATTTTTGAGTAATTCTATTTCTGATTCTAAATATGGGCTTTTTGGATGAATATTGCTATCAGCGTTTTGTTGCAAATTCCTAGCAATGAAAGTTCCGGCGCATTTAGGTAAATGATAATAGTAAATTAAATTCATGAATATCCCAGTTTTTTTTCTGTATTAGAATTAAAATATCCATGCCTTCTAATAAAGTCGATGTCTATATAATGAACATTATTTGATTTAATAAACTTCTTACTTTTATTCTTTTTATAATATTCGATTTTGGCGATATTGTGGTGCTTTCTTTTTATTTTAAATTTATTTTCTATATTTTTTAAAGTGTTTATGTAATCATCTCTAAGATCTTCATATTTTATTAAAATATAGTTATCGACTAAACTTGGCATAGTATTACATAAATAATCTAACTTAACTTCTCTGCACTCAAATATATTTTTATATCTATTTCCTGTTTTAATATTTCTATCTTCGATAATTTCAGAATTTAGTTTTTTTGTAACTCCCTTAACATTTTCTTCAAGATGTTGCCACTTTGTATTTTCATTATTGATACTAAAAAACTCATCGTTTAAAAATCCGTAAATGTCAGTATAATATTCTAAGTGCCATGGCTTCTTATAAAGGCTATTAAGCCATTCATGTGGGTCTCTAACAATTCCTATAAATAAAGTTTCGTTGGTATTTATTAATTGGTCATGGCCAAAAAAATGTTTCCAGCCAAAATCCCAAGTTAATTCAATATTAAAATTGTAATTTATTGCTTCCTCTAAAAAAGAAGTTCCAGAGGCTCTTTCGCCATAAATTGTATAATTTTTAATCATATTTTCCTTCTCTAATTTCTTTTATTAAATTAAATAAACCGCTTAATCTATTTAAAAAATTGGTATATGAATCATCCATGGTTTTATTATAATGGCTAAGGCGTATTATCCTACCTGTAATTAAGTGTTTGACGTCTTCCTTTGGCCTGTCTTTAATACCAAATAGTACATCGCTATTTTTCCAAATATCCCAAATTCCAGGAATATTTAAAACTCTAAGAAGTTCTGCCTTATCGCCGACGCCATATGTCATATTTGAATTAAAAGTAATCTTTGATGTGTTTTTAAAAATCAATTGAGGTTCTTTCTTTTGATATTTATTTAGTTTTTCTGGTAAAAATATGTCATCATTTGAATGAATTCTTATCTGTGGAATAGCAATATATTCGACACTGCTGTCTACATTTGTTAAGATACTATTGAAATCTTCTAGTAAAAATGAATTAGAATCTAAAATAAAGCTCCACTTATATTTCTTTTTGCAATAGTCAAGCGCAAAATTTCTAGCACCGTTAATATTAATAACGTATCTATTTAGGTATTTGAGACTTTCATAAATCTCTCTTTGTCGATATTTATTTTTTAAAATATTTTTAAGTGTTTTTGAATCACTCCATTTTTTACAAACATCTTCAATTTCATACCATTTATCGAAATCTTCTTTTAAAAATTTTATCTCTAGATAATCAGTGTTGTATTTATTTAAAAGATTGATTATTCTTTTGCGCTTTTCTTTATTTACAATCCTATTTAGAATATAGAGTTTATCAGTGTTTTGGAAATCTTGTTCGTGTGTTAATGTAAATTCTAAATTTGAAAAAGTTTGATTTTCTCCATGAATACCGCTAAGATCGTTACCAAGTATGCGTACAATGCAATTTTTCATTTTAAACAATGTATATTCTGAGTGAATATTATATATCCTGTTTATTTTCTACAATTTCCCACTTAAAAGCTTCTCTATTTCTTTGATATTGTTCCATATAAAATTCTAAAGAACTTTCTGTTAAAGCCTCTACTTCTATGATAGAAGTTTCTCCTGAAACATAATAGGTTATTTTTATGAGTTTACTATTTTTCAATGCAATGAGTGTTTAGTATTTCGTCTATTTCTTTTGTCGTAAGAGTATCTAAGTACTTAGTATCGATTCTTAATTTCTTTTTTAAGAAATGCTCTTCTATTAAAATTATTTTCATAGCTCTAGAGTTTAATCTTACTAACATCTCTACTTCTTTTTCTGTTAAATCTTTATCCATTTTTAAATATTTTCTGCGATTAATACTTTACCTCTACGAATTCTGTTTTTAACAGTTTGAAGATTAACGTTGTGCTTATCTGCAATATCTTCATATTTCATGTTTTTGATAAGACGGTCTTCCATGATACCTTTATACATTGGCTTTAAATCATTGATTGCTTTAAGAGCTCCATAATACTGGTCCATGATTTCTTCATCTTCCATAATGAAGTCTTCTTCAGTTTTTTGTTCAAAACTTGCAATTAGACCTGAGATAGAATCATTAACAACTCCACTGCTTGAAAGCTGAACTCCAGCATCTCTCATTCCATCTAGAGAAGACTTTTTGTTTCTTTCTCTAATATAAGCAAGAGACTCATTGAATGCAATTTTATATAACCAAGTTGTGATTTGCCATTCTGGATTGTATTGGTCTATTTTAGTCCACAATTTTACTAGAGTATTAGAAAGTAAATCTTCAGCCACTTCGCTGTCTTTTACCATTTTGAATATGTAATTCTTTAGACCTGGTTTAACTCTTAAATAGAGCTTGTTATAGTCTTTTTCTGTTCGTGTGTTGTAGAAGTTTTCTCCTAATTCTCTGTAAGTCGCTTGTTTCATATTTTTTATGTTTTTTAATTATAGTATAAATATAACAAAAATAAACGACATAAAAAAACTTTATGGCATTTATTTTCAATTTTTTTTATCCTATTTCATTGAGAAGACCTAGTATTGATTCTAAATCTTGTGGTTTATAGTTACATTGCTCTACGCTGCAATTAATAACTTTATTTTTGGGATTAGTTTTGTATTTTCTATTTGGATACCCAATAATATTATAAGATCCCTTGGATTTGTTTTTCCATTCCTTTAAAGGCCAATATGAGTAAACTCTGTTTTTTTCAGCATCAAAACAGACGTCATCAATAATTTTGACTTTTTCAGGTAGCGTATCTTTTTGCCAAAGCTCTAATAAAGGAGCATCTGTTTCTGCTTGAATAAAATAAATTTCTCGGCCATTAAGAGCCATTACTGAATCGTAAGCTGTTTTAGGGTCCCATGCAAAGTTACCTAAATGATATACAACGTCTCTGTTCGTAACAGTATCATTCCAATTCTTAATTAGAGTTTCTGTCATTTCATCAACATTCTTGAAAGGCCGTTTCCATTTTCCAATGGCAGAAGGCCTTCCAAGTTGCATGTTTGATGTTATATAAGTTTTACCTTCCATATAAATCCTATCCCTCGCTAGTTAACGTTGGTTCGACTTCTTCTCTGTTTTCTGCATCTTCTAAATGTTGGATAGTTCCATCAACGTCATTTAGTTCTACATGTAAATCAGTCATGACTTTATTAGACTCTGACATTTCAGTCATTGCTGTTGTAACTGATTCTCCTACTAATGTTAGCATTCTAATGAATTTTCTAGCATTTTCAATACCTTCGCCATTTACATTCAATAGGGCTTGGTAAAGTCCGTTAAGCTCATATGCTTTTAACTCTAGAACTGGTTGATAATCAGCAACCTCTTGGTCTGTTTCGAGTTCAGCAAATTCTTTAGTGATTCGAGTTCTTTCAGTTTTCAATTTATCGTATAAAGTTACGATAATTGCTGCATTTTTTGTAGTCCATGTGTAACCTTTGTTAAGGTGGTCTTGGATTGTTTTAATCATTTTCACATCATCAATTTCTACTGTGAAAATTTTGGATGCTTCTAATTCAGCTAATCTTGTTGCTTCAGCTTCTAGTTCATCTCTTTTTGTTTTTAAGTCTTCTAGTTTTGACATTTAATATAAATTTTAGGGTGTTAGTTATATATCTTTAAAATTCGGAATTCGTTACCCTTAAATCGAATTCTTCAAAGTTTTTAAATTGCTTTTCATCTGCCTCAAATCTACGCTCTAATGTATCGTTTTTATCATCGCGTAAGATTAATCGGACTAATCTGGTAGTTGGTTCGATATCTAAATAGATTATCATACATTGTTTTTTAATATCTTCTGGTAAAAGTTCTAGACCTTCTGGAGACATAATAAGTATGTCGCCTTTATCAAACTCTTCTCTTGTTAAACCATAATAGGTTCCTTTAAATATCATGTGTTCTAACATTTCTCCAGAATCTATAAGCTCTTTAAATTTCTCTTCTGTAGTATAATGATAGTCTACTCCGTCTGTTTCTGTTTTTCTTGGAGGACGTGTTGTATGACTTACACCAGAAATAAAAGATTTATGTTCTAATCTTTCTCTTAAATAATCTTTTCCTGCTGCTGCTTTTCCTACTAAAATAAGTTTCATGTGTATTATATAAAAAAGTTAAAAATAGTTTATCACTTAGCGTAAAACATTAGAAAACTTTAAATTTTCTAATTTAGTTCTTGCTACTTCGGTTCTTAGTTGTCTTACTTTTTCAGAAGATCTTTTTCCTGGTACTTTTTCTAATTCTTGAATCTGCTCTAATAATGAATTAAGCTGATTTTCATATTCCTTTCTTGTCATTTAATATGGTGTTTGGTCCGTGTAAATTCTTACCCATTCAGTTTGTCTTTCTTTACAGTCAGTTTCTTCAAAATTAAATAGTACACAGCTATCTTCATTTTCCAGGTACTGTTCTATTTCTTGCTTAGAAAGATCTGCCTCGTAAGTAATTGTTTTTTGTATTATTACTGTTTTTATTAATTTTGCCATTTTAGTTTATTTTACCCAATCATTAAATGCATGGGTGAACGCATCTACTATTTCCATAGTTGGGTATTCTTTTATTATTTTTGTAGCCGTGTTCTCTACTTCCCATCTTAAACCGTGCTTTTCTGCTTCTTTAAGAATTAAATTAACATGCTCGTAGTCTTTCTGTGTATTTTGTTTTGTCATAGTAGTGTACTTATATAATATGCTAATTTGTATCCTGTGAACCCTCCTAGTGCAGTAGGAATAGGGAATAATAGAAACTTTGCAAGACTGGTAACGTATTTAGGTCTGTTAATAACCTTGCTAATATAGAAGTAATGAATCATGTAACAAATAAGAACTGCAATATCTAGTCTTACAGCAATAAATGGAACTATGATAGCTCCACTTAAACCAAAGAAAAAGTTCTCTAAAATAACATGTCTGAACTCACCAGGTTTAAGAGTTTTATACTCTTCTTTCATTACTTTAATTGTCTTCACGCTCTTTTTATTTTTTGCCATTTCTCCTTATATATCTGTTAATATTTCTAACATATTCATATTCTAATTCTACCGTATCTTTATAAGAAAATCGCAATGTTTTTTGAGGAAAACAAGCTCCACTTAAATTATAATGTGGAGTCTCTATTTCATAGTTATAAGTTACAGGAATCTGTTCTTTTATTGTAACTACTCTGGTTCCGCATGAAGCTAAAAGAATTACTCCTAAAAGAAATAAAAGGAAAGCCATTAAAAGTCTACTATCTCTCTCCCACATCTTCTCCAAAAATTTCATTCATATAACTACATTTTGGGTTATGTGACTTAACAACTTTTCCAGTTGAACATGCACAGTCAACTTGCATAACCTCTATAAATAAATCTACCCAATTGTCTATGACGTTTGGGAATATCTTTTGTGTTCTTTTGGCCCACTTTTCAGCCCAAGAAGTTGCTACAGTTTTTTGTTCTTCTGTTTTGCAACTACCTACAATTTTTTTAACGTATGTTATTTGTTCTTTTAAATGCATATTTTTAATATAAAAGCAGAGTGAATAGTTTCACTCTGCTGTATTTATCTATGATTTTTATTTAACCAATTTAGGGTTTGTAATTAAGTTAGAGATTTTATTTCTAACTTCAGTTAAGGTAGTTCTATTGTAGAATTTACCGTCTTTGAAGATAGTTTTCAATTCTCCTTCTGCTTCTGTTTTTCTAGAAACCATATCTCTTAGTTCTAGTTCTCCAGTTTCTGGGTTCTTACTTACATGTAATAAACCTTTTGCAGATTTTTTGGTTCCATCATCTGTGATAGGGTCTTTAAAGATTTCTCTTCCTTTTCCTTCAACTTCAACATAGGTTGCTTTCATCGCGAAACCAAATGTATCTCTAGTGTTGTACTGATAAGTGTAACTTCCAATACCTAGAACTACGTTTGTAGAAGCGAATCCTTTTCTAGCAAGTCTTTCAATAATTTGTCTTGCTCGATCTGGAGTAATACTATCTCCATAAATTGCTCCAATATGCTGGTCTAAGACTTTGTAACCCTGTGAATTTGTGGTTCCTCCAAAGGTTTCCCATAAAAGTTCAATTAAACCTTTATTAGCAGGATGTGCATCACCCACAGTGATTGCCTTGCCCTTGAACTCGTCTGTCGTAAGAGAGTTATATCCACAAAGAATATCTACTGGGTCTCCACTGTCAGGTCGAATAACTATTTTACCATCTCGACTCATGATTTCGTCTTTTAAAGTTGGTAAATAATCAGTGACTACTGTCCATAAGTCCCAAGTATCAGATACAATACTTAATATTCCTGTTGGATAAGTCTCCATCAATCTTCTAAAGGTTCCTAATTCATCTCCTTTAGTTCCAGCACACATTACTGAATGCTCTGTAGCGTTTACTGAACCGACGATAAAACCATCTTCATCATAGTAGTTTCTGGCTGCTGCAATAACTGGCAAAGAATCACTTCCACTAAATGCGGCAGCGTGTCCTAGTCCACTTAAGATGGTACTCATAAATCCTCCCATTCCTCTCATAGAAAAGTCATGTCCTTGGAAGTCTACGAAACCAATTGCATCTTTATCCGTTTTTAAAGCACCTTCAGTTAAAATTCGCTTATATAATAAAGCGATTGTTGCTGAAGTCATTGGTTGCCATAACATGTTAGAGAAAATAGTCTCTAAAAAGTTAGTCAACCATCCAAAGTTTCCAGTATTTTGCACTGTCAACATTGGAACTCTTAAAGGAACTTCAATTCCTTCTTCTATAGATTTCACTTCAATAGGAAGATAACCTAAATCGTGAAGTTCTTCAAAATGAGTTACATCATAGTCTGTATTTAAGTACATTGACAATTCAGTTTTCATTTGGCCACAAACTTCTTCTTTAGGCTGACTAAAAAAGTTTTCATTGAAATGGTCTACTAACCATTGAATTACCATTTGTTGTCCAAATGAAACAACTTTATCACAACCTCTCGGTGCGTACTTGTTTCCTCTTGGTGTCCAGTTGGAATAAACAGTGTTTGTTCCTTTTGGATATTGTTGATGGTGTCCTGTTTTGTAACCATCTGTTAAAAATAAGCTATTCATTTTCATATTATATAGGTTTATTTGTTACAATTTATAATAGTAAGACTCTTTGATTCAAATTCACGAACAATAGAGTCTGTGGTGTATACATGGTCGACATGTTCGATCGGAAGACCTTTAGTAAAGAGACCATGTGTTACTGCTAAAACTATTCTAGCATTTTCTTTTTCTTTTTTTATAACTTTAGCAAGTTCAAGGAAGGTTCTACCTCCATCGCATATATCATCAAAGATAACATAGGTTGCGTTTGAGATATTTATGTCTTTCAGTCCTGAAATAGAAGTATGTGTTATTTGACCTTTAACATCTCTATTTTTAGAGCCAATTACAAGATTTTCAATCTTTGTAGCTTTCTGAATTTTGAATACTTTTTTGAGAGCTCCTGCATCTGGAGATACAAGTACCACTGGGTATTCCGATGTTGGGTAATATTGGTCTTTTACATCTTTTAAAACCTGATCAGCAAAATCAAGAGTATCGATTCCTTTGAAGTTATTAAGACACGCTTCTATTACATCTGAATGTGGGTCTAAAACAGTAACTCTATCAAAGTTTTGACTGTTAATAATTGGACAAACTACTGTTTTTAAATAGTTTGAAGTTCCTTCTTCGAATTTTCTATCACTTCTACCACCTAAGAAATATGGGGTATATAAACTGACTTTTTGAACTCCCATTTCTTTAAGGGCTTGGTTAGCACAGATTATTAATTCTAAATCTAGGAATGAAGTAAAAGGGCTTACAATTTCTACCTCTAAAACATCATGCTGAAATGCAAAATCTTCTATTTTAATAGATTGTTGACCATCTGGAAATTTATAAATTTCGTAGTCGATTCCTTTTTTTTGATTTGGATATAAGTTGAGTTGTATCATATTGTTAATTTGTTATAGTATAAATATAAGAATAAAAAACGACATAAAAAAATCTGAGGGCATTTATTTTCACTTTTATTTATAAATTTTTGAATTGCGCCAATTTTTAAATGCATGGCTAATTTCTTCATCTACAGGTTTTATAGTCGTTTTTTGCACTTTGTTTTCTTTTTTCGGCATAAACTCTTTAAATATCTTAGTCAATTGATTCCATTGTCCTTTTGAGATGTCTCTTTTATCTAAGGCCCTTTGAAGAGTATAGGTTACCTTTTCCCAATCTTCAAGTTCTACCCACAACATGCAATCCTTTCCGACTTTTTCGAAACTTTTTTCGTTTCCGACAAAAGCAGTAGAACAACATTTTCCAGATGTCAGCTTTTCTTTTTTAGAACTAGTTCCAGATCTTAAACTTCTTAGAGTTCCAAACCCAGTCCTTTGAGTTAATTTGTTTGCCTGTTCTGCATCTTTTCTAGAAAGTACTTCGATTGTATTTCCAGTCTTGTGCTGTACAACATCGACGCAGCCATACTTTTCTACTTCTGAACATTCAACACAAACAGAGTAACCTAAATCTGCCCTTCCTTGTGGAATACTTTCGCTACATTTTCTGCAAATCATGATTTTGATTCTTTAATTGTTTGTAAATGACCAATCACATGTTCATCGTATGCTTCAATTATATCTAGTATAGTCCAATGATCTGGTAATTGACTTACTTTAGTTCTTTGTAACATTTCTTTATCAGTGTATCTTTCTTCTTTACTCATCTTTGTTTTGGTTTTTATCTAAATACTTTTTGAGTGTCTTATAATTCATAAAATGCACAAGTTATTCCGCGGGATAGCTCATTAGTGAACCATTCTATAAACGACTCGTCACTTCCTTGTGAATCCTCCCAATTGTCTGGAAACAACTCCTTACAAATTTCTAACAATTCTGGTCCTGTTCCTGTATATACAAAGGGTTCTTCATGATCTACATAAACCATTAATAAAGGTTTATTGATATCAAAATCAGGTAGTATTGGGCCGTATTGCTTTGTGATTAAGCTGAGTAAACTGTCTGTATCAGCATGGTTTATATAGTCATTGTAAATATCTTCCATTATCTCTCTTCTCCATTTCTTAAAGTCTTGTAGATTAGTTTTACCCTGTCTTTCTCTTTCTTTTGAGTCATAAGCCCATTCACCCCACTTTGATGCTGCAATTAAAGCTTCTATAATAATTTCTTTGCTCATATTCTTTGTTTTATTTTAGTGAATCGTTGTCATATATACCGGCAATAAGGGCTATTCCCATTAATACCACTAATATTATAAATATTGTTGTCATCATTTTCTTTGTTTTTGGTTTATAGAGAATCGTTAAAGTCTTTTAAAGCGTAAATAAAGGTTACTCCCAAAATTACCACTCCTATTATAAATATTATTCTAATCATCTTTGTTTTTGGTTTATACGTAATCAACTCTTCCGTTTTGGTAGACTGCTTTAATCACTGGGAACCTCAATGAATGGGTGCCATTTTGATTTGTAGTCTCTTCAAAGTACTGAACAGTTATGGTCTTACCTAAAATTTTATTAGGATTTTCAAAATAGTTTCTTCTCTCATCGATTGTGAAACCACTTCCAACCTGTACTCTATTTCCTTTGTGTTCTATGATGACGTTCTTTAGCATCATCTCTTCCACTTCAAGTCCATCGACAATTACACGATTGGGGGAGTTCTCTACGTCTACGACGATATATTCTTCATCATAGAATTTCTTTACCTTTAAGATATCAGTACTGCGTTTTCCTTGGTACTTATCGTCTTTTCGTAGCATTAGACCTTCCCAACCGCTTTGAACGGCAAGGTCCATCTTAGACTCAAACATATCCCAACTGGTTAAGAGGTCTTGTTCAAGTACTCTGTTGTATATTAGTGCGTCTTCTAGTCTTTCCATTACGAGCCAAAGATTATCAAGTCTCTCACTTAATTTTTCCCTAGAAGTCTTATTCTCAAAGTCTTCTAAAGATATCATATCGAAAATTTGAAATAATGGGTTTTCGATGGTGTGGTCTTTTCTTTTGATTTCTTTGATGATTGATTGAAAATCTTCATCACCATTTTCATCAACGATGCAAATCTCTCCATCCATCACGGTGTTGTAGAGTTTCAGTTTTTCAAGTTCTTTGGCTACATTTCCAAGTGTTTCAAATGGTTTGCCACTTCTACTTTTGAAAGTAACAGTTCCGAAATTATCGAAGAATGCTAAACATCTGACTCCGTCCAATTTTCTAGAAAGGTACCATTCATCAGAATCAAGATTGACTTTCTTTTTGGTTTTCTCATCATAGGTTGCGGCTAATGCTACATCGAATGTTGGAACCAAACCTGGTACAACTTTGTTAATCATTGAAGTTGTAGAACGGGTCTTAAGATTCCGGTCGAAGATGTTATAAATAAGGTCTTCATATTGTCTGTTCTCGAGAATGAATCTGTTTACTGCTGCAATTGCATCATGTCCAGTAATAACTCGATCATTTAAAGTATCTAATAGGGTAAATATAGTACCGAATTGATTTCCTATGGGGCTAACCAGATCACTTCTCTTTTTAAGATTTTTTGAAGTAACATAATACTGTTTAAATGGAGAATATACATACCTAAGGGCTTGAAGGACCTCCTGGTCTGATATATAGTCTCTTAAGACATTTAATTTATCAGTGTTTGAGTTTGTTGAGTTACTTCTCTCTACGAATTGCTGTAATCTATCTAGCATATTTTAAAGGTTTTAAAGGTTATTATTAATTTGTTATAGTATAAATATAATCATTATAAACGACATAAAAAAATCTGGAGTGATTTATTTTCACTTTTTTTTATCTTAGTTGATTTAATTTATCATGAATATACCTATTAATTCTCTCCCATCTACTGAGTCCTGAACCCCATAGAACTCTTTCGTCCATATTAATACACCAATAATTCCATTTTTTAAATAAAAATAAAATATCGATTGTTAGTTCTCCAGCATGTGTAATTGTTGGGAAATGCCATGTGATTTCGAATAGAGAGCCTGACCATATAAATCCTCTATCTATGTTAAGTATCTGAAATCCAAATTTTTGATTATCTCCACCTAAATAAATACTGAATAAACTTATTTTAGTAGTCCAATTATTTGTTTTCCATGCTATTTTCTGTAGTATCTTTCTCATTTCTAAAATTTTTTCGATGGTAGACCATTTCGTGCTCGGTCTAAAAAGTGTAACCATACTGCTCCATTAATTCCTATCCAAATGTTGTTTTCAAGGCTGTAAGGTTCGATCCATTGGCCGTATATAATTACTGGAAGACTGAATAAAGCGATCATTTGTACTAGTGCGAATAATTTGTATTTTAAAATGTTTTTCATTTTTATTTTATTTTTATGTTAATAATGTATATGCTTCTCCATATATTTCGTTTAATTCTTTCATGGGCAAACTTTCTAAATCTTTTAATTTTTGGATATTTTTACTTCTTAAAAAAGAAACCCATTCCTTTCTCATTACTTCTGGCCATTCGAATTCAGTTGTTACCCATTCTATCTGGTCTATTGTGTGTTTTCTGTTTAATGTTATTTCCATTTTAGTTTAATTTATATCCTTTAAAATTTTTATGAGTTTCAAATACCCATTGCTCTTTTGCATCTAGGGTTTCGTACCATTTAATAAGACTTTGAATAGTACCGTTTTTACGCTTCATTATTTTATCTAAATCGGTTTTCATTCTTCTTGCGTCTTCTTCGGTATGATTGTTAAACCATTCTTGAAGTTTTGGTTTTACATGTAAATATCCTTCTTCAAATAATATAAAGGTTGCATTACATAAAAGCTCTGTTGTCTTATTTAATCTTTGTGCAAAATCTTTAGCTGCTATTTTTGCAGTTTGAAGTTCTGCTTCAAGCTTTAATTCTTTTTCAGTTTTAGATTCTTCTAATCGTTTTTCAAGTCTTAAAACTTCTTTTCGAAGAGCTTCGTTTTCATCTAATTGTCTTTGAGTCCTGTGGTCATCTAAATAATCGTAGGCTCCTGCATCTGAACATGGCATAATTTTTGGTTTTTAAGGGTTTATAATTTACTATTTATGTAGGCTATAATTACGCCTACTGTGATTGTTAATCCTATTACGAATAATCCTACTGTAAGAGGTAGCCATAAGGGTGCGGTTATCCACCACCATGACCAAGCAGCTACCTGTCCTATTTCAGCCAGTTTTAAAGTTAGAAATATTAGAAATATTATTGTAAATATTGGAAATGATTTTTTCTTTGACATCTTATAATGATTTTAAAAGGTTAGGTGATACTTTGAATTTTTGTGTTGCAAAAGGGTTTGTTGAATATTCAACTACTGAGATAGTTTTTCTATTGATTCTTTCAATTACAAAAACCTCTTCTGGGTCTCTGCTTTCGTGAACAATTGTAACTTTATCTCCAATTTTGAATTGGCTTTTTTCTTCTTCCTGAACAAGAGTTACTGCTCTGTTAAAAATAGTTCTAATTTCATTTAGCTCCTTTCGGTTAGCTGTTCTAATGAAATCTTTAACGTTTTCTAAATTTGTCATTGTTATTGTTTTGATTAATTAATTATAGTATAAATATAACAATAATAAACGACATAAAAAAATTCGGAGTGACTTTTTTTTAAAAAAGTTTTATTTATTTGGCCACTTTTTGTCAATGTGGTTTAAGGCAAAGCCTATTACGAAAAATGCAAGAACTGCTGTTAATGTGGCCATTTTAGTAGGTAAGTCCATGTAACCGGGTTATTTGCCCTGTCCTCTGTACTTCTTTTTATAGTTTTTAGATTCTTTAGACCTAGATGTGTTGTTTTTAGAATGCACTCCTGGTCTTTTTGTTTTTTGTACTTTTTCGTTTGATGAAGTTAATCTTGCCATTTTACTATTTTTTCTTTATATATTCTAATGCCTTTGATTGATTTTCATGTTTTTTGAAAAAATCGTATTCTTGTTTATCGCTTAACTGAACTTCATCTATATGTCCATCTTTAAATATTACCGATAGTTTTTTATTAGATACATTATAGGCTGAACCTGTAATATTGCTGTCGTTATAAAATGCAGTTTCTCTGATTAAAGACATTCTTCCTGAAAGATTTTAGTGTTTTCTAAATTTTTAATGTATTCATTGAATGACTTTCCAGTTGACAAACCATCTCTAAAAAATTCATAATTTATGATAGGCACCATTTTATATTCGTATACTGCACCAGTATTAAACATAACCTCTAACGTGTAATCGTTAAAATTATAATGAGATGATTTTACCGTACTTGATTTGTACTTTACTGTTTCGGATAATTTTGACATATTTTTTATTTTTATTTATATGTTATATGCGAAATTCTAAAAAAGTTTAACCCATGGGTTCTTTTACTCTTATAATAGCTTCTCCACTTGTCAATATATCTATTAATTCTTGCATGTTTCCTCCTGCAGGTGTTACAGCCGGAGCTGGTTGAGGTTCTGGTTCTCCAATAGGTGTTGGTTGGTTAGCCATCCATGCTGGCATCTCTGTCATAGCAGTGCTTGATTTTTCAATTTGAGTACCTAACTCTTGGTTTGATTCTTTAGCATCTTCTACAGTTTGTTCAAAATTGGCTATCATAGATGCAAGTTCTTTAACTGCTTCAATTAAACTATCACCAAGCGTAGCCATTGCATCTTCTCCTCCATTTTCAGTAAGATATGCAAGTGCTTTAAACATTTCTGTTGATTTTTCAAGGGCTTCTAAATTCATTCTTTGAGAAGTCTCCTGTATTTTACCATAAGATATTGCGATCGATCTAAAACTTTTTGCAGTTTCTGTTAATTTAGCAGCATGTGCTATTTTTATCATTTTATTAATTCCCATGTGGGCAAATGGCCCTACTTCACCTATTTGAGTATATGCGTCTGCCATTCTTTGGAATGCATGTGCAGTTCTTCCTAATCTTTGGAATTTTAAAAGAGCTCCTAAACCTTTGACACCATCTTGCCAAGATTTTAAAAAGAAGCGTACTGCTTTTCCTAAAAACATTATTTTAAATGAACCTACTTTATCAAAACCTAAAAGAGCATGTGCCATCTCTTTCATAGTACGTGCTGCAATACTACCAAGTTTAACTACAGAAGGGTCCTTTACTATTCCTTTTATTCCAGCAAATACATAAGCTAAAGCCATTGGTAAACCTTTTGCAAGATTCATACCTTTCGAAACATCACTTTTAGGAGGTCCAACTTTGAAGCCAAACATTGTGTCATCTCCGCCATATTTCTTACCTATTCTACCAAATGCATCCATTGGGTAATAAATCATCATGTATATGTTTTTACCTAATTTCTTTAAATTATCTCCTGCTAAAGTTTTGTAACCTGTTATTTTATCTGGACGTGAAGGGTCACCATATTCAGGAAATCTAAGTTTAGCCATATATGCGTATCCCATTGCTATTGTTGCTAAAGTTCTTCCTAAATATTTTGCTGATGATATACCTTGACCAGCTGGTCCTGATAGCCGTGAACCAAAAAGTCCTTTTGGTGGACCCATTGGATATTTCTTACCTATTCTACCAAATGCATCCATTGGATAATAAATCATCTGGAATATATTCTTAGCCACTTTCTTAGGAGCATCTCCTGTCATTGTGTCATAACCTACAATTCTTTTACCTTTATATCTAGGGAATTTCAATATGGCAAACCAGCTAATACCTCTTGCAAGATTTCCCAGTACTCTACCTAAATATTTACCCTGTGCAATACCAGCACCTACATCACCTGTATTATTAATACCCATTTCTCCTAGGAGACCAGACGCTCTTTTGAAAGGATATTTCTTACCTATTCTACCAAAACCGTCCATAAGAGAAACGATCATGTCAACGATATTATCTGTAACCTTTTGCATACCTCCACTGGTTAAAGAAGTATACCCTACTAACTTTTTACCTTTATATTCCGGGAATTTAAGAGTTGAAAAGTCTTTTAAACCTTTACCAAGTTCTGATATTACTCCTCCCATTCCGGATGCTTGCTTAACACCTTCACCAACTTTTCCATCTGGTGCGTATCTAGTAGCGCCCCACCAAGTTTTATATTTTCTTCTAGGGAATCTTCTAGCAACATTACCAAAACCAGTAGCAAGTGATAAAATCATATCTACGATGTTTGCAGTTACTTTCTTAAGAACATTTCCTTTTGTTAAATCAATATATTCTTTGATTTTAGTTCCTTCATATACTGGGAATTTAAGTGTTGAAAAGTCTTTTAAGCCCGCACCAATTCCAGCAACAACTCCACCCATACCAGAAGATTGCTCGATACCAACACCTACCGGACCTGTAGTCGTATAAGTTGTACCAAAGAAGCCCTTGTGTTTTTTCTTTGGATATCTTCTACCTATTGTTGCAAAACCTCCTGCTAAAGAAACAACCATCATAACTATATTGTCAGTTACTTTTTTAAGTACATCTCCTTTGGTTAAATCAATTGTCTCTGTTATTTTCTCAGGTTTTGAAGGGTCATCATATTTATGAAATTTAAGAGTTGAAAAGGATTTCATACCTTCGGCAATTCCACCAAGTGCAGAACCCATACCGGAAACAGATTGAATACCTGTTTTTACAGGGTTGTCAGTTCCTCCTAAGAAACCCCATAAACCTGATTTTGGTTTATTAGGAAACATTCTACCCACTCTACCAAATGCGCCTGCTAGACTTTCTACCATCATAGCAACATTTGCTGAAATTTTATTCATAGCACCCTTGTCAACTGTTATATACTCAGTTATTTTTCCAGGGTCATTAGGGTCTCCATAAGTTGGGAATCTAAGTACTGAAACGGCTTTCATACCTTTTGCGATACTTGTTAAAGCTTCTCCCATTCCCATTGTTGATTGAATACCATCATATAAAGCACCGGCTCCTAAACCAAAGAAACCAGCACCTCCGTATTTTTTACCAATTCTACCAAATGCACCTGCTATAGACTCTACCATAACAGAAATATTTTTGGCTACTTTTTTATCTATTTTGTGCTTCATGAAATCGGCAATACCCTTACCTATTTTTATTAAAGAATTACCCACAACAATCATTGCTGCAGCTCCAGCTCCAATATTTATAGAACCGAAACCAAATTTGAATGCTTCTCCTAATGAATTTATTAAAAGTTGAATATTTGTTTGTGCTGACGCTCCTATTCCCATAAAACCTCCTGATTTTGGGTTTCCTTTAGTGGAAATCATATCTCTCCAACCGTTTCCTTTAAATACAGGCATCATTGCTTTTATACCTTTTGCTATTGGTGACAATGCTAAACCAACAGCACCTAATGCTACAGCTCCTGCTAAAATCATAGCAGAGTTTATCGGGTTCCATGCAAAACCATAACCAATTGCTTCCATTAAAGTTTGAAAATTAGATACTGGTCCTGCACCCATCCCCAAAATACCTTTAGATTGATGGTGAGTACCTACCATTGCTTTCCATTCTTTTCCTGCAAATATAGGTACAAAGCCTTTAAGTCCAAAAGATACAGCTTTCAATGCTAATCCAGTAGCTCCCATTGCTGCGGCTCCTAATCCTATTAATACAGATGCTGCACCCCAACCGGCTGCCATAACTCCCATTCCAACAAGAAATACTCCAAGTTCAGCCATAAACATCCAAGGATTTCCAGTACTATTTAAGGCGTCTGCCATTGATTTAACTCCCCATCCCATAACTGCAAGTGCTATTCCAGTACCTGCAAGTACTAGTGCTCCGTATCCTATTTCTTTCCATTTCTTTCCATAACCCCACATTATTACACCTAAACCTACAAGTGCTACTCCTAATTGAGCAAAGAATTCCCATGGGTTTGGAGGTAATGCTTTATGGAATTTTTTAATAGCATATGCTAATACTACAATGGCAAGTCCAGTCAGAGCTAAGCCTATTGCACCTTTTTTCATTTTTTTATACATTTTTCCAACTAGCCACATCGCAAATGCAACGCCTACAAGCACTAGCATTGTAAATCCTAAAGTTTGAAAAGTTTCTTTTGTTGGTGGAAATAATAGTCCAAAAATAAATAAAGCGGCACCTAATACTAATATGGCTATACCTACCTTTTGTAATGCTTCACCAGATTTATTCACTGATTTTACAAAACCTATTTTATCTAATAAAAAGAATACTAATGCAAATCCAAGTATTACACCTAAAACAATGGGCATTGCCTGAAGTGCGAACGTATATACAAGCCCACTTAGAGCTATAGCAGCACCAAATAAGAGTATTGATATCCCAAGATCTTTTAGACCATTGAGTTTTTCTAACGCCTCTTTGTCTGTTAAACGCCCTATTAAAGTAAGAGCGCCCAACATTAATAACAGTGTTGGTATTACGACAACTAATGCGAGTAATGCAAATGGATATACTAGTAATGAAAGTGCTAGCATTCCTCCAAATTTAAAAATGGCATCTCCAACATCTCCTAAAAGAGCCATAGATTTATAGGCTTCTTTTGAATTTTCAGCTAATTTATTAAGTATTGACATTACGAACATAATACCTAACATCAGAACTGCCACAAGTGGAACTACCAATATTGCAACCATAAGGAAAGGTAGAGCAAGTGTTAAAAGAATAGCAAATTTAAGAATTTTAGGGGCTATACCCATTACAGCTTCGATACCGGTTGCGATAGCATCCATTTTTTCTTTGGCTTCTTTACCGCCAGTTTGCATACCATCTATAACTTCGGCGATAGCACCTAGACCTTTACCTACCGCTTGAAGACCTTTTTCACCTAGAAGTTTCCAGGCAATGGCCTCTTTCATTGTTAAACCGGCAAATAAACTTACTTTAGTTTTGGCTTCGTCTTTTTCTATTCTCTCTTCAGTACCTTGAAGCTGCTTTAGAATTTCTTCAAATAAACTGAACAGCTCTCCTCCTGGGGAAAGCTGTTCAATTATTACTTTTTGATTATCTCCTGATAATTTCTCGAATGGAGATGCGAATGGTTTTGCCAACGTTTTTAAGTATTTTTATTATATATCTCTAAAACTTAGGCATTTTCATACCAGACATTTTAGGCATTTTCATTCCATAGTCACTCATTTTGGGGACCTTAGGAGTTTGTGTGCTGTACTGTTCCTGCATTTGTTCGTTTTGCTCCTGCTCTTCTTTATTCTGCTTCTTGAGATGTTCAGTAAGATTTTGTACATAATACTGATATTCATAAAAATCAAGAGCATCGATTTCACTAGGCTGGAGATGCAAATGGAAACCCAGATAGAATTTAGCCTTAAAGAAGTTCTCCAGCGAGATCTGAAATAATGAAAAGGCCTTTGACTCCACCTGGGAAATCGAGAGGGACCATAACGTCCTCACCCTCGATGTTTACTTCCATTTCTGGTTGAGCACCGATTCTCATTTTTTCTGCTAATCTATATACTACCATGTACTTCTTCTCATTCCAACCCTGGAATTCAATTTCACTATTAAAGATTTCTTTTGAACCGAAACCTCTCCAGTCTAATTGAATATAAGGTAAAATTTGAATAAATGCCTGGTCCCATCTTTTCTTAGTTTCTTGTTGAGTTCTAATATACTTAGTAACTTCTTCCATAACTCCAATAGATGGGGGTCTCATTAGAATTTCACCAGAAGAACGAGTTTGAATTCTAAAACATCTTGAAACCGTGTCATAGTATTTTTCAATCTCTTCTGGAATTTCATTCGCAGTAAAGTTTTGTGTAGCTACTTCAACTTCTCTAGATTCACCATAACTATTCTCGGCCTTTACAATGATTTTGTTTTCCGGCTCTGGAAAAGTAAGGTCTCTAATTGCTAAAAGTACTGCAATTCTGTCTTCTTCCATAAGGTCTTTATAAGACAATTTTTTAGACTTAGATTCAAATCGCATACAAGATTTTACGATATTGTTTAATTTTTCTTCAATGTCTAAGATATTCTCTTCGTTCATTGTTGAAAAATGTCTAATTTCTGCTACTTTAGCAGATCTAACATGGATACTAGCATCTTGTGGGTAAAATCTACCTTTAGAAAAAAGAGTTTCCATTGCTAAAGGTACATAACCTAAAACAGTATCGGTAGAATCTGCTCTTTGGCGTCCATAATTTGCCATATTTACAGAACCTAATCCTTTTTTCTCAATAGCCTCCTCAATAGGGTCTACTTCTTCGGCAGCTTCGTTCGTTTCATTTGAAGCCGGGTTTGATGTATCATCAAAACCATTGCCTTCTTCTTTTTTGTTTAAGAATTTATCAAATTCTTCATTGTTGTTTTCTTCCGTCATCTTTAATGAATTTTTAAGGTTTATATTAGTTTAATTTATTTTGTTTCAGAATTGTTTATATTATCAATTCTTTTTATTTCTTTTTTAACTAGCTCTCTAACAAAAGCGCTAACTGACTTAGGTCTTTGTTTATTTTTTAAAGCCTCGCTTAAGATTATGTTATTTAACTCCTCAAACTCCGGCTCTGTTAATAAAACTTGTATCTTTTTAATTAACTTATCTACTAAATAATCTTTCTTATTGGACATATTAAAATATTATTATATTATGTTTTCGGTGTAAAAAAAGAGAAGACATTAATATTGTCTTCTCTCTTATAGGTTTGTTATTATGCTAACTCTTCTGACCAGTTGTCAGCTCTCCAAACAACGTCAATTGCTTGTGCGTCTCCTGTTTCGTAGTTATTTTCAGCCAAAGGATTTATTGGTGAGAAAACGAAACAATCATCTAATGTGATTTTTCTAAAAATATCACCTTTTCTGTTAAATTGAACAATAACCATCTGTCCAACATAGTCTTTTTTAAGACCTGTTTCTCCAGTTTCTGGGTTATATGCCAATCTGTACCAGTCTCTCATTGTTTTGTAAAGATACATTTGATTTGCATCGTTTAAGTTTAATGAGAAGTTAACGGTAACGTCTAAGAAGGAATCTCCAGGAACACCTGTGAAAGACCTTGTAGACCACTTAAATTTTTGAGTTACTGTTCCCAAATCTTTATGAAGTTCTAAACCTGATATTTGATTAATATGTTGAATTAATAATTCTTGACCTCCAACTCCTGCTGGTGGAAGAATAGTTACCTCAAACATATTCGCTAATACTGGTTCAAAATTCTTACCTTTCTTGCTAGTTTGGTCGTTTGAATAATGTGGTAATGCCATTTCTTTATTTTTATTTTTATTTATGTTTTATATATCTAATTCTTTTTTAAAATTTATCAGGAAAGACCGAAGTCTTTCCTGATTTATCTTAATTATTTTTAGAAGTTACCTGAAGCTATATCTCCAGTATTAAGTACAGTAGTTCTATGTACAATAATTTCTAAACCTTTAACTGGTTCTACAAATGTATCAAGGATACCGATGTTATTATCAATAACGTCGTTAGTATTGTTAGTTTGGTCTATTACGTTATTATATGCATAAACTCCACTGTCTGCTAAAACTCCTTCCATGAATGCATCTGCAAGAGTTTTAATTTCTAATCTAGTCTGTGCAGTGTTAAACTCAAATAAGTAATCCTTAAGAATATCTGCTAATCCGTTTTCGATGAAGATTAATACTTCTCTTACGTGAGCAGAACTTAAAGCTGATTTTACAGTTTGTTGTGCAGTTTTATTACCTTTGATGTTCAATCCAACTCCTCTTTCGAATACGATTGGGTTGATTCCAAATGGTTCTAAATTATCTCTATCATCTTTATCGAATGGATATTCAGCACCGATAACGTTAGTTCCAGTGATAACTCCTCTTCTAGGTCCTGATACGATAGACCAAGGAAGAGCATTTGTAAATTTATCAATGTAGTTATTAGATACGTAAGCAGCTGGTACAACTGTTTTAATTTTACCTGCTTCTCTTACTTCTAATCCTGGTCCATAATAGAAACCATAGTTAGCTCCTTCTGCAATTGAAGGTAAAGCGTAGATTCCTGTTGGATTTTGTGATAAATCTCCACCGTCTTTTATAAATCTAGTATTGAATTTTCCAGTTAATGCATCTTTAAAAGATGGGTCTGATGATTTTTTAAATTCTGCAACAGTTGGTGCATTTAAGATACATGATACGTTCTTTCTAGCTTTAGCAACTCTTGTGAATTCGTTTTTATTTAAAAGTGCTCCACCTTCATATGAACCAAATGTATCTACGATATATCTTAAATCGATAACATCTCTATCAGTTAAAGCTGAATATAAACCTCCTGATGAGAATGCTGTTAAACAATCTACTATAGTTTGTTCAGAAATTACAATTTTATCAAGATTAAATAAGCTGTATTCTGTAGCTGCTTTATGGAAAGACTTAAACGCTACGTCTGTAGCTGGGTCAAAACCATTATCTGGTGCTTCTGAACACGTTATAGTATAAATTGTTGGTGCAGTACCTGCTTGAGAAATTCTATTTACTCTTGCTAATTTACCAGTTTGAGTAGGCATATAATCTCCTACTTCTAAATCTAAATCATCATCAGCAGCTGAAGTAAATGTAAATGTAGCTCCAGTTGAAGCAAATACAAAGTCAGTTGCTGAAAAATCGATTCCTCTAGCTCCTGCTAAAGTCTTATAAGATAATAATTCGAAATCAGAAGCATTGTCTGCAATACCTTTTAGATTTGAATTTCCTTCTTCTACTGCTTCTTCATTAACAGCACAGAATAAACCAGTTCTTCTAGTTTCTGAGTTAATAATTTGCTCTAAATATAAACCGTTTCCTTCTAAATCTTGGAATCCTGGTAAAATTGAACCAGTGTATTGTGCCAATAAAGAAACAGATCTTTCATCTGCGAAATCATTTAATTTGTCTTTTAATAAACCAGTTGTTGAGAAGTAATCTCCATATACTGGGTCAACATCCATTGCAGATGCATCGAATTTACCTTTAAATACGAATACGTCTACCATGTAATCTGAAATATAGTCAAATTCAGAAACTCCATCTGGAAGATTTCCTTCTCCGTACCATTCTCTAGCAGTTACTTCGAATGCTTTAACATCTTGTGCTTGTCTTACGATAATTGATAAATTGTCTTGTCCAAGATTTACAAGGTTTAATGCTTCAGTTGAAGTTGCAGTACCACCAATAGTAGCTAAAACTTCTTCATCTGATGGATACATGAATTTGTCAGTGTTATGAAAATCTTCATACTCTTTATCTGCAACTGTACTAGCTGCTGTAGAGTCTGTAGCATCTGTAACGATTGCAGCGTAATCAGCCTTATCAGCTGAATCAAAATCTGCTAAATTCATAGCTAGAATAGGACCTCTTTTAAGAGCTTCTAAACAGCTTCTATGAAAGAACATTCCCTTCTTTTCTAATTTTTTGTCGATATTACCAAAGATAAGAGTAAAAGATTCTGTATCTTCGCAATATACTGGTGTGTTGTAAGGTCCTTTTCTAGAGTGACCAGCAACCAACCTAATAGTCTCTGCAGTAACGTTAGATACTTGAGACTTATCAAATTCTAGACGGTAAACACCACTAGATTTGAATTGCAATAATTGAGGACTTAGTGCCATAATTGAAATTATTTTTTTTAGTTTGTTAAAGTATATATCTTAGTGTTATGGAGATTATTCTATAATAGGTCATAAATATCAAAATTTAAGTCTCCTTGGTCTTCATTGTCTTTAAATAGAGTCATTTCCATGAAATCATGAATATCCGGATCTATTATATCTAGCATTTCTTCTATAGAATCTGCATATGCCGTGGTATTAAAAAATTCTGTTGCTATAATACTTGACATTGCAAGGTCATCATGACCCATCTGAGCACCATAGTTTCCTGAAGGTAAAGTACCGAAAAGACTTATCTCATTAGTTGTTTCAAATTCAGTTATATTGATTTTATTATTTTCATATAAAGATTTAAAATTCTGACAAAATATTGGCTTATTATCATTTTTTATCTTTATTCCATGTTTTAAACCTTTACTATCATGTCTATGTTTAAATCTTAAAATCATCTCTTCATCAAAATCATTTGTTCTAGGAAATACTGTTTGTAGATATTTTAAAAGAACCGCACCATAAGTGTTGAATTCTATAATCATTTTGGTATTTTCATTATATAGTAATTCTACTCCTATTAAATAAAGTATTTTTGAAAAATCTTCAATAATATGTTCATTGCTTCTGAAAACACCGACTTGATTTAACTTAAAGAAATCATACATTGCTCCTGGTGTTACAACATTTTCTATTTGCTTCTTAGTCATTGGATCGACTCTAAATATATTAATAATGGAATAGTCTCCTCCGTTTCCTTCAGCAATATCAACTGTTAATAGCCAATATTTATCTTTATCTCCTAAAGTTTCAACATCAAATCCTGGATGCCAACTTAAAAAGCCTTTTATATCTATATGATTGTCTGTAAAACAATCAAAATCATGATGAACATATTCTTTCATTGAACTTCTCATCTTCTTCATAGAACCTGGGTCTAAAAGAAGATTTGATGAACTTACAAATTCATTTCCATATTGTCTGTTAAAAGCCTCGACAGTTCCTAAGTTACCAAGTTCTCTTTTATACCAAGCATCGTCTCTATCAGGGTGTTGCCACCAATCTATTCTCATCGGATGATATTCGTTATCACCACGTTCTGCTGCGCTGTATATCTTATAAAACTTATTAAACCCATTTGGAGTACTTGTAATAATAATCCTAGACACCTTAGAAGCAGAAAGCGTTGGATAAACGTTTTCATAAAATGCGTCAACTATGGAAGGGTGTATATGTGCAAACTCATCTAAGAATAGTAAGTGAATTGTAAAACCAATACCTGCTTTAGCAGTTGTACTTTGACCAACAAGCCTGCAACCATTATCACATTTAACATTCATTACGTCGTATTTCGTAATACCAGGTTTCATAAAGAATGGAAGATTTTCTATAACAACCTTTGCTTTATCGATAATTTCTTTTGTTGTATCAGATTTGTTTGCTAATAACAGTGTGTTTTTATCTGTGTTGAATGTTAAGAACCATGCATTAAAAATACTGGCCATAACTGTTTTACCCATCTGACGGGCTGCTAAACATATATTAAATCTATTGTTTTGAAAGTTTCTCAACATATCTTTTTGATAGTCTCTCAACTTTACTTGCTGGATTCCCTCATCAGTAAGAACAACTGCATACTTTTCTGCAAAATATACAATATCTGACGCACATCTAGCCAGCTCTTGAATCTCTTCATCAGTGTATTCAAATACAATATTACCCCTTCTTAAAAATTGCTTTCCTTCATAGAAAGGCATCTTAACTTGTGGCTTATAACCCTGGTCAAGCGCAATTTCTAAATCATTGATTTTTTTAGTTGACCAAACAAGTCTTTCTGAAGTTGCTTGGCCCGTTTCCTTTGGAATCCAAACGTTATCACTCATCTTCTTCTGGTTTTATATCTTCTATATCTGCCTGATTAATACCTGCCTGTATTTGATTCATTAAATCTTTAGTTCCTCTTTGAATATTTCCATTTTCATTAGAACCTCCGCCATCTTGAACAGCACCATCTCTATCTCTCTTTTTATAGAGTTCAATATCTCTAGCTATTCGTTTTGCACTTTCTTCAGTAGCCATCAAATACATGGTCTGACTTTTAATTATATCAAGCATTGATTTTTGTAACGTAGCAAGTACTTCAAACATTCTAGGAGCAAGTTCTCCTCCTTCAATAGTTTCCAATAATGTAGTAAGTGCTCTTTCACCTGCTTTTAACTGATAAACGAGAGAGCCCATTGTCATCTCATCCATTTTCTTTTTAGCCTGTAAATATTCGTCTCTTTCGATAATTTCTGAATCTAAATAAAACTCCATTAAACTTGTAATTGTCTTCTTAGCCTGTTTTTCTGAAAGACCTTTCATCTCTCCGTAATTTACAGCTGGTTTTGAGTTGTGGAATTTTGGAACTGGCAAATCTCCCGGATCTTGCTCTACATCAATAGATTCATTTGGTCCTAAAAGTTCTTCTAAGTCCTTTCTGATGAATTCAGCCTGTTCTGAAATAGTTTTCTTTTTATCTTCTGACATTCTTATTAATTTAAGTTATATATCCCTTTTATCGAGCCTGACCATATGTCTGCAATTGTAAAGAAGGAATTGCATTATCGGCAAGTAAAAGGTGTTGTGCATCTCTGACAACATATTGATGAAGTACTGCAACTTTCTGCTCGTCTTCGATAGTTCTTTTAAATATTCTAACATTAGTAATATTTAGTTCACTTGCCCTTAAAGCCCAATTAACTTCAGTTTGCCATACTTGAGTTGAAAGCATGTCTAATTTACCAAAGTACATTTCTTCAAGTTCCATAGGACCTGTTGGGTTGACAAAGTTATTCTGTCCATCTAGTTTAAATATACTAACTGATATTTCATTATAAGTGTTACTCATATTAACTACAATTGAATACCAATGGTCAGTTCCTAAAATAAGTTTATGTTTAAATACATAATCTTGATTGTTTATTTTAACAATAACACCCTTTGATGATATTTGAACTACAAGGCCATTCCCTTCAATATCTGTACCATCAATTGTTTGATACTGTTTTGCCTCTTTGTAGTCGAATCTAGGCGTTGGTTGAAACCAGTGCTGTAGTGAAAGATTTTCGCCGACTCCATTTTTTGATATTTCATTATATACAACACCTGGACTTTGAGTTTCATCTCCTAAAATAGTTGACATGTCATAATAATTTCTAGAAACTACCGTCCATTTATTCTTTAAATCAACATCTTTTATTTCTAAATCTTTATGTACATATTTTCTAACTCCATCTTGAGATACATGGTGCGTTGAACGGTACTGTAAAGGTTTAGTGACTTTTGTAAATTCTTCTTGTATTTCTTCTCCAAAAACGTCTTCTACTCCTGCTACTAAATCTGTTAAATCTTCAGCAAATTCTCCTTTATTTGTAGAAGTTCTATTTTCATATTTTTTCAAATGAAGTCTAAAATAAGTTAATTCTTTATTGAATTCATCTGCTAAAGAAACAGAACTTACTTCATACATTCTATTATTATAGGGTATAAATAAATAGTCTCTTGCTCCTGGACTTTTTCCTTCTCCGAAATATTTTCTAAATTCAGAACCTAATAAGTGTATTTCGAAATCTTCAAAGCCCATTCCAAAAATATCAAATGATGGCGTTTCAGTAGGAAATTCATTATCAGGAACCATTATTTTTAAAGTTGCCTTTTCAATAACATCATATAAAGAGTATTCTTTTAAAATTACATCTTTACTTCTGACGTTAGGTTCTACTCTATAATAAGTTACAGGGTGACCATAAACTTGATTTGCCAAATTAGAAAGACTATTGTATATCTTTACAGGTCTTGTAAGACCATAAGGGTCATATAAATTTTCAGAATCACATTCTACTAAAATGTTTGCACAGCCAATAACATCATAAGGTTCGCATTCTGTACATATTTGAGGACATTCTTCTATTGTTCCATCCTCATATTGTATTGTATAAGTTACTTTTAAAAATGAAATTGTATGAAGAGGTTGTAAATCCTGTACTGTTGCTTTTATTTCAACCCAAAAAGGTTCAGCTGGATTTATGTCTAGCGTAAATATATCGCCCAATACGTTTGTTTTATTTAATGGATGCCATTCACTAAGCTCTCCACCTTTTTCAATTATATCATTTTGAGACCATCTAAAATCATACTTAAAATAATTCCATTCATTTTCTTTAACATGGAACTCTACGTTTTCTAAATCATATAGTGAAGGTGCTACTAATTCTATTGTATTAGCATCTGGAGTTGAAGAAATTTCAAACTCATATCCTGCAGCAAGAACGATATCTCCTGCGTTAAGGTCTAAATTTGTTCCAATTCCTGTAACTGTAGTACTTCCTTGTGTGAATGTAATTTTACCTACCGTAAATTCATTAGAAAAACCTGCTTGAATATTCCAATCAAGAATCTGCTCTGCCCCTTTATAAGGGTCTACTAATTTAGCAATAATAATATCGCCTACTTCTGAAGCTGTATAACTTGTAACCATGTTTTATTTATCTAGTTTTATTCAGAGTCTTCAGAGCTATCTTTAAACCCTCTTCTACTAAATTTTTCAACAGTAGCAGAACCTATTCCGGCACCTGTCAGCCAAAGCATACCTTCAAACATATATCGCTGTAGTGGAACTTCAATAATAAGGTTTGTTATAAATGCAGCTGAAATTAAAACGAATGCAACAAGTGTTACTAATCTTTTTGAAGATGGCTGGCCATCAACATCACATAGTACCTTCTCGAAAAAAGTCTTCTTTTTACTCATAATATAATAGAACTATTTCTACTATATATCTAAGAAATCCGTGATTATAAGTGCTTGTGGGTTATCTTCAGACCATTCAGAAAAATGAAGAATCATTGTAGAGCATATTCTGTTCTCCTCGTCTGTCATTCCTTCAGAAGCATCTCTTAAATTTGCGATTCTATCTTCTAAACTTTTTAATTTGACTACGCTGTAATGTTTATCTGTAATGCAGCCTACTTTTTTTAGAATGTCATTGACAAGTGGCATCGATGCTTCATCAAAGAATTCAAAAGTTTTAAAACTACCCCGTATTACTTTAAAGTCAAAATTTAAAGTTTTTTCTTCGTTTTCATGAAAATTACTGCTTATTCTACTATACGATAAATTTTTACAAAGTGTAATTTTAAACCATCTAAGGTTTTTCATTTCACCCATAAACTTATTTATAAAATAAATTGTGGTTGCTCCTTTGTAAAGATTTTTATTAGGGAGCATTTCTAATTTTTCAATTTCTAAAGGATAGGTTTCTTTAACAATAGAATAAAGATCTGAGCTTTTTACTAAAATAGAAATAGAATTATTATGAGGAGTGTAGCAACCTCTATTCTTTATTAAAGTATAAATCTTATTGTCTATAGAATTATATTTTTGCAAAGTTATAGCAACTATTTCTGGAAAATGATAACCTCTAGCCATATACTTTTATTTGATTTTCTAATGCTTTTAAATCTTTATAAAGTTCTTCTTTGCAGAATGTTTTCAATTCTTCAATTTCTCTTTTTCCTATTTCATTCTTCTCCATATAAATTCTTAAAGCAGTTTCGCTTGGTTGATATTTGTCTTTAATATTCTTTTTAGAACTTTTTGTTTTTGTGTATATCCAACCCGGTACTCTACTAAATCTGCTTGTCACCATATGCCAGCAGTCTATCACTGAAGCGCCATTGATTCCATTAAAGTTAAATGATTGTGCATTAACAGGAAAGTTAATGGCCATAAATCTATTTACCATAAAGTGGTGTCTTTTCTTTGAAAAGTTCTTTAATTTATTATAATGATCCGGTTTCGTGAACATTATTTTAATAAAATCGAAAAGTTTAGTGTCGTCTAGCATTAAAATAATTTGTTGTTGTTATTCTTATCTATTAATTTTAATTTTTTTGGTTTATCTCCAGTATCTAAGTTAGAAAAGATATCTGCTTTTTTAGATTTCTGAATATCTAACCATTTTGTATTTTCAAGTATTTTATCTTTATTAGTTAATTTAGAAACGTCCATTCTATCTAATAATGTAAGTTCTTTTTCGACTGCTTTATATATTTCATTTTGAATAGGTTCAGGTATTATTCTGGTGTGAAGCATCATTAGAGACATATTATTAAATATCTTGTTTGTTATAATGTCCACTGATTCTCTACCTACAACGCGGTAAACAATTTCTGCCATTCTTTCTAATTCACTTCTCACAAACAATGAATCTACAACAAAACTATCGTTTTCTTTTGTAAACTGTGCAAATATTTTATCTGCCATTCGATCTGTAATAGAGTAAGTTCTTAATTTGCCATTCTTCATTGCCTTTTGCCAAGTAATAACAGATGGAATATTATCGCCACTATCACCAACTAATATCTTTTTGAATAAGAATTCATCGCAATTAACTTCTGTTAATTTTACTTTATTATTAATCATCCATGTTTTAAGAGCATGTCTAGATTCTTGTGAAAGACCTTTATAAGAACTCATGTTGAATAACATGTCATCGTTATTTACTTCTTCTTTCTTATTAATAACTTCTTCAAATGATTCAAAGGCATAAAGGCTTTTGTGAGCGCTTGAATACCATAGAGTGTATGCATCATTTGGAATAGAATAGTTTACTAATTGAATAAGGTCTCTGTCGCCTGTCCATATTATGCAGTTTTTACCTTTAGTATTTAAGTATGAAGACCAGCCGAAAAGAACATCGTCTGCTTCTGCGCCATCGATTCTATGAACAATTACGCCATGCTTTTGTAGAATAGCTTGGAATTCTTCATAGATACCATAAACACCAGACCAATCTATTTTAGAGTCTTGTTTTCTAGTACCTTTATATTCTGCTTGTGGAAATAAGTCTTTACGCCAACTTCTAGCGTCTACTGTTACTACAACTTTATCTATAAAGTCTCTCATCTTTCTTACTTCTGATGCTAAATCTATTGCCAATTTGCGCATAAGATTTGCTCTTGATTCTTCATCTTCCATCATCTTACCATTCGAAGGTCTTGGAAGGACGAAGAGGCGACTATGTAGAAAATAGTTGCCATCTATAAGAAGTGTATGTCCGCCTTTCTTCATCATAATTTTATTTTTTAATAATTGTCTGTATTTTAAATACTAATGAAAGCATTGTAATTACTGGGTCTATTACAGAAAGTCTTTGTGCTTGGTGATGTGCAACTTCCACTGTTATTTCTGGAATATGCTTTACATATTGACTTTTTTCTTGATTTATATAATCAATAAAGTCACCACCTAGACTTTGTAATACGTCTTCAACTCTATTTGAGTAATTGCTTACTAATGTTTTATAATTAACTACTGGATTTGTTTCATTAAATATGAGTTCAAATATATCTTTATAGACTGAGTTGAATCTTTTTACATCTTCTACTTTAATATCTAAAGTTCCTTGAGATTTAAAGCCCTGTAATTTATTGAGAGTATCTCTTAGATCTGGAAAATTACGTCTTACAAATTCTAACAAAGCTGGCTTTTCAATTTGAAGACCTTCTTTTTGACATATTTCATAAACTCTTCTAATATATTTCTTAGTCAGTTCTGCTTCATCTTCTTTATCAAAGTCAAAATTAATAACTTCAAATCTAGATAGGATTGGATCTGGAAGTTTATTAATATAATTACATGTTGCAATAAATCTGCTGTTCGATGCGAATGTTTCCATTGTAGCACGAAGCGCTTTAAAGAATTGATCTGATACACCATCAACCTCATCTAATATTACAACTTTCATAGAACTAGGACCGTCCATAATAGATACAGTAGAACAAAAGTCTGTAATTCTTGTTCTAATAACATCTACTGAAGTATCTGTCGATGCGTTTATATAAAGATAAGGCATCTTAAATTGTTTAACAATTGCCTTAGCAGTTGATGTTTTTCCAGTACCTGGACTACCTGCTAATAACATGTTTTGGACTAAACCATCTTTGAATTTATTCATAACTCTTTCTGGTAGAATAAGTTCTTCTAGGTTTTGTGGTCTATATTTTTCTGTGAAAAGTTGTTGAACTGCTTGCATATTTTATTTTTAATTTATAGAAAAAAACTTTAATTTGTTTATTTAAGATTTTTAAAAGTTTCCATGGTCATTTTACGATCTTTTTTCATCTGATCTATTCTTACATGATTTTCAAAAGCTTCTAAAATAGCCTCTATTAATTTTGCGTTATCGAATCCGTGGATTTCCTTTGCTGTTGTTTTCATTATTTCATTTAATACGTCCTGTCTAGTCATTTGTGTTGTTTTATTTTATTATTACTATATTTCTGTACATTGAGAAGAAAGGAACTCTCCATCCATAAACCTCTGCAGTGTATGTTTCTCCTCTTTTAAGTTTTCCTTGGATATCTGAAGAGTTAAATTTACCTCCAAATAAAAGGTCTGTATTTTCAAAAGTTTCGTTTTCTGTGAAAACAATGTATTTCGAAGATACGTTTTCTCCATCTGATGTTACTTTTGTTTCTTTATCCGTTACTGTAAATGTAACAGTTTCAGCCGTTTGGTAGTATGCTATTTCTAAGCCTACAAATGTTAATATCATTGCTGCTACCAATGTGATGATTCCTACCATTGTTACTCTAAACCAATCTATTCTTCTTCTTCTCATTTTATTTAATTTTTATTGTGTTTGTATTATTTGATATTGTGTTTTTATATTCGTTATAGTATATTTCAAGTATACCTGAAGATCCGTGCTTCTTATCTTCTGCCCATCTAAATTTGTTAGGAAAAAGGGCTTTAATGTAGAAAGACCCGAGATCTTTACTATTCCATTCATTTCTTGGGAATATTCCTTCAGTGTAAATTGAAATATCGATATCTTCATATCCTGGAAGGTCTAGATAGTGTTTTTCATCTTTAATATATGTTTTTAAGCCTAGTTCTTCAAAGAGTAGTTCTTGATGATGTAGCATCCATTCATGCATTTTCTTTGTGTGCCATCCTTTCGTTGGTCTATTTTTAAGAAACTGTTCTCTTAAAAAAATACACGATTGAAGTAACATTTCAGGGTCTATTTTGACATCAATTCCGTGAACTTTAAAATAATTTTCTTTTTGTTCTTTCTCTTTTGCTGCAGTTATTTTTTCACCAAGATTGTTGAAGTGCTTTTCGATTTCTTCATAATCTACATTTGTAAAAATTCTTGCAATTCTCTGAATATACGAACTTTTGCCTAAGTCATCAAGTGGATGACGACCTGCTGCAAGATAATGATATCGATCTTCCATGTACGCAAGTACTGCTTTTTCTAGTTCTTCTGCAAAGATGTAAGTCTTTGCTGGTATAGTAACAGCAGGAATGTGTTGTTCTGGTGTTGTGTGATTTAAGTTTTCTGTATTCATTGTTGTTATTATTAATTTGTTATAGTATAAATATAAGAATAAAAAACGACATAAAAAAATCTGGTGTGACTTTTTTTACTTTTTTTAAATAATTAATGCATGCTATGTCCATGTTCTGCATAATATGTGATTGCTGCTATCATATATGCTGCCATTGAAATAATGAACGTAGTTGCAGCAACAATAAAAGCCTCGCCTTTCCATTCTTTATTAGCTGTTAATTTGTAATCGGTTAAGATATACCATCTTTTCTTCCATGGATTATTATAAGTGTCTTTGTGTTGTCTATAAATATCATACAGGTTGTCATACATTTTGCCATATTCTTTATCTGCGTATCTTTCTTCTTCTTCAAGATAGGGTTCAAGGCTCTCTTCGGTTCCTGTGTAGTAAGACCACTCAAAATGCGAGCCAAACTTATTCTCCCATATATCACGCATCTCCTGATATGACGTATATCCTTTTTCTATAGCAAGTTTATTAAGAAACTCGGTTGAAGTTTCTTTTCCTAAGATTAATTTCCAAATAACATATCTAGTAGAATATATTATTAAAGCGAATGTTAGTAGTATTCCGGATATTATTGCCGCTGCTATAGCACCATACATTAATAACCATCCTAATCCTTTTCCTAAGTAGTATAAAATTTCCATAATTTATTTGTTTTGATTAATATAGTATAAATATAAGAATAAAAAACGACATAAAAAAATCTGGTGGCAATTATTTTCAACAAATATATAAATAAATGCAAATAAAACGCTCAAACAATCCTAAACAGGCACATCGCCACGGAGTAAGACTTGATGGTCTTCCTAGAACTCTTCGTAAATTTATGATAGAACATCGTAACTTGAATAGATGGAAAAACGATATGATTTTTATGGAGCAAATTCTTAGAATTAAGCAAAAAGAGTTAAAACTGAAAAACACTGTTTTAAGAGATAAGTTTTATTATGATTGGACAAATCAAACCCCTGTTAAGATGGAGGAGCTAATTGACTCCTATGATACCATAGATTGGTTCTGCGCGATAAGCCGTAAACCCATTAAAGCTAAATTTAATAACTTTCAGCTTGAGAATTTTATTCACCCAGAGTATTCAGATATCCTGAAACAAAGTATGGTAGATAGTCGTATTCTTAAGAGTAGTATTGAGTTTCGGAAATATTGTAAAAAACTCCTGCTGGAAGACCAACAAGAGTTTATACGTATTGTTAAAAAGGGTAAGAAATAATCTTTACTCCACTTCTTTTTTCTTGTGCATTGCTAACCCAGGATTGCTGTAGAATAATTCCCCATCACTGTCATCGATTCCAGTGGGTTCTTTAATATTTATTTGATCGTGGTCATTATCCGGTTTTTCACCTTTTTTCCAACCTTCTTTCTCTTTATCAGCTACCTTTTTCTCAAAATCTTCTTTGGCACTTGCTAGCTTTTTCTTATTCTTTTCTTTATCGCTTTCTTCCGGTGCTGGTTCTTCTTTCTTGGGAGCTTCTTTCTTTTTAGCAGAATTTTTCCTTATTTTATCAATATTCTTGTTCATGTTATCGATATCTTTCTGGGCCTTCTTCATCGTGTCGTCATTCTGCTTTTTCATTTTGTCCTCAGTATCTTTGATTGATTTTTCCTGATCGTCTCCTGCTGCTTTTATCTTTTTATCATTATCTTTGTTGATTTTATCAGCTGCCGCTTTTTGCTTTTTAGGATCTGGCTTCGGAGTATCGTCAGTATCTTTTGCACTTTTAGCTTTATCTTCTGCACTTTTAGCTTTTGTATCTCCAACTTCTGGCTCTTTTTTCGGAGTCTCTTCTTTTTGTGCTTCACCGTCTTTTTTAGCCTGATCTTTTTTCATTTTTGCAATTGCATCTTTATT